TAGGTAATGGTTCTTACAGGAAACACGGTTGCGCTCGTGCTGAAAACAATGAGGTTCGATTCCTCACTAGCTACTAACTTAAATTAAATTACATATGGATAACCTATGGAAAAGACTGAAGCCAGCAGTTAAAAGTAAAATACTGGCAGAGAAAGATCAATATCCTTATTTAGTTAAAGATGTCAAAGATCAGCTACAAAATCACAAGTTCTGGACTGATTTGCCTATCGGCACGTGCAGACAAGTTGTAAACTTTTCACACAATAGTGTTTATGACGTTCCTTTAATTGATTTTATGTATGGTGATTTATTTATTAAAAAAGTTTAATTATGACAAAAGAACAAACAGTACCTAAATGGTTTGAAGGCACAGTTTATGACGAAGGTGAAGTAGTCATGAATCGTTTTAGTGGAGCTGAATGTAAACTTAACGCACTTGAGTTATCTATATACGACATGATAATGGGTGCACAGCTTGCTATAGATTTAAAGTACAACGGCGACATGCTTGATCCTAAAACAGCATACTTTCAACGCGAGATGCGTAAAGGTCTTGACTGGTTTAGAGAAAATAACGCTGAAGCTTACATGATCTTATTAGATTAGTGGATTGGCAAGTATATGCGTACATAGGTGTATTATTACTTTGCGCGGTAGAAACAGGAATTAATGTTAAATATAAAGAATAATGACAACAAGCGAAATTGAAAAACAATTAATTAGTAAATCATGCAAGGAAATAAACGAGCATGCTGAACTAATTGTAAGAGAAATGCAGGATTTTGGTAAACTGAATACTGGCTACAATAAAAATTGTATGCACTGGTATCAAAGACATTACAAGCCAGTTAAAAAGTATACTACCGATCCTGAACCAGCTGACCCGTGGAACTCACTTGATTGGGATGAGTTTAAAAGGTTAATAGTAAGAAATATGAAAGCAACTTTCTTAGAGCAAATGGTTGAGGATAAAACAAAACGATTATTAAGTAAAATAGACTTGTTCGAATGAAAGCATTTACAATTAAAGAGTATATTGTTAACGAGCTAGGTAAACAACCTAGACATAATCTATATTCTTTAGCTAGTGCTATCACAGATATAGCTGAAGAACAAGATATGAATGAAGATAAGTTAATGAGATTACTTCTAGCTAACGAACCTGTAGGCATGTCACATAGTTACGGGTTTCATACTAGATGGGGTAGATTTATTATTGAAGAAACACAAAACAGATATTATGAGTATGAAGGAGAAATTTAGTGACGCAATACTATCGTTATTAGTATTAGCGTTAATCGCAGGTGTAATGTATATGGCAGTAAACAATGGCAACTAGTGGTATAGTAAGGTTCGCTAAGCGCGAGCCAGGTGTATCATTTAGTGAGCACCCGAGCAACTGGCATGCACAGTTTTATATACATTATGATGGCAATGTTGAGTCGTTAGGCTTAGACATTGCTAATTCTATTCTAAACCGTCAGGTTATAGACGAATGGGAGATAGATGAGTTGCATGCTTGGCACAATGATGCATACTACTGCTATTACATATGGCAAGCTCGTGACAAAGATACTTGGATAAGTATATTTAGAATTAACCAAAGCTTTGAATGTGAGCATTGTGATAAATCTAAAGACATACCAGATGAGTGTATATTTGTAGGTAAACCAGTAGATTTACAAAAGAAAATTAACGATTTAGGTGATTACCAGGCTTTTGATGCTAAGTCAAGAGGTATTGATTATAACTGGGATGGTAGCAAGATTACTTGTATATAATCACAAACTAAATACGAACACCTTTGGATAATATGACTGATAAACAAATTAAAAAGCTAGCAGAGGAAATAGCTAATGCACTAATTACTAAAGCTCTAGAGTCACAAGTTGATAACTGGGAAGTTGACAACAGTCTAGATCATTTAGTCGGCGAATTAGCTAGATGTATGACACTGCAAAATGCTTATCTCGAGAGAGAAGAATATGAAAAGTGTGCTCTTATGAAAATAAGAATACGAGAAATTAAACAGAAGTTAGGCATGCCGCCTGACGAAGAAATACCAAATGAAGATGATGAGACATAAACCAATGCTGGCACATCCTGTCAGCGATCGACCAGTTGACTATGATTCTGGTCCTGTATTTATACAACCTAAGCTTGACGGCGTTCGTTGTCTAATACAGTATGACAATAGCACAGTAACAGCGTACTCACGTACAGGCAAAGAGTGGAAAAACATTGACCATATACTGTTCAATCTAAAGTCTTTCTTTCAACTAAACCCTGATGTAGTACTCGACGGCGAGCTATACAATCACAAACTAAAAGATGATTTCGAAAAGATTATCTCTTGTGTACGTAAAACTAAACCTACAGACGAGCATAGACGTGAGTCTGAACGACTAGTACAGTTTCATTGCTACGATATTATTAAACCTAGTTCTCGTGGTATGACGTTTAGTGAACGCGAAGAGTGGTTAAGACTAAATGTACCAAAGCACAACTACGTTGTTAGACAAGTTGAAAGTACTATAGTTCGCAATGAAGTTGATGCACAACACGAGAATAATGCTAATCTAGCTGAAGGTTACGAAGGTTCTATACTGCGTACTAATGACATTTACCAACACAAACGCTCACACAGCTTACGTAAATTCAAACAGTTTCACGATGCTGAAGCTAAGATTATCGGCTGGGTTGCAGGTAAAGGTAAACGTATAGGTACTATCGGTAAGTTCATGGCAATGGATGCTGATGGCGTAGAGTTCGGTATGCCTGTCATGGATAAACAAAAGTACCTAGAAGAAAACTTCGAAAAGATGCAAGGCTGGGTAGGTAAAATTGCTACGTTCAAATACTTCGAGCGTACAAAAGCTGGCAGCTACCGTCATCCTTTGTTCAAATGTATACGTGATTACGAGTAATGAATATATTTTATTTACATAAAGATCCAGCTGAAGCCGCAAAGCTACAGTATAACAAGCATGTAGTGAAGATGATACTAGAGTCAGCTCAAATGTTATGTACCGCACATCATCATTATGGTAATGGTGATAAAGTGCCATACAAAAAAGCACACTATAATCATCCTTCTACTATATGGGTACGTGAAAACGCGTACAATTACTTATGGTTATACAGGCACATGCTAGCACTAGGTGATGAATATACTAAAAGATATGGTAAACTGCATTTAACTATTACTAAGTGTTATGATCCGTTGTTTAGACTACCACCTGGTATACCTGTACCTAAAACCTTAACTCACACACAACCTCCTCAGGCTATGCCAGATGAGTACAAAGATGAGTGTAGCTTGCAGGCTTACTGGAATTATTACATTAACGATAAGAAACACATTGCAAACCTTAATAAGGAAAAATTGTATGAAGAAAGACCTAAAGAAACGTATTGAGGAATTTAACCAAATTAAATACACCAAAGATGATTCTAAAAGAATCATTGTGGCAACATTGGGGACTGTGACAACAGCCCCTATATATAAAGAATAACAGGCTTATGTCACAAATACCACGTAATTTAGACTACTTACATCGTCGCAGAATAGTACATCGACGAGACCCAATAGAACCACCTGATATTGATACACCACATTACATGTTTTATGAGAATGGTACGTATCAAGCGTATGATCTATTTAAAGGTAATGCTAAGATTAACACTTACAAAAGCCTTAAATGGCATCTGCTAGTACTGTGGTACTTAAACCCAAAGTTAGATCCAGACGAGTTTAATAGTCTAGCTGAATTTATTGTAGATAAAAGTAACGGTTTTACTACATTTAGTATATCTAATACAGGGCTTGAGCGTATTATACACGATGTCTACATGTCTGATCTTGATCGTCCGCCAACAAACAGATTACGTAAAGTTGTATTTAAAATGAGTAGCGGACTTGATAAATTTGAAAAACTAAGCATAGTGGGTAAATTAATAGGTAGATCAAAACGCGTCCATCCTGACGATATTTATCAATGTATGATAGATATGAACGATATGGGAAAAAAGATCACGATACGACGTCTAGCAGGCTTATTAGACTGTTCAGCACGCACAATACATCGTAATATGTGTAATGAATTAAAACGTGAAAAAGAATTATTAAATAAAGAGATATGAAAAAGTATAACGTCGATAATTATATCAGATATAAAGAAGACGTAAAAGATAGCATTGAAAGAATACCAAGAAAAGATTTTCATGAGTATACTAGAAATGAACTTATAGTAACATTTCTACCATTAGTAGAGAATTTAGCACGAAAGTTTTCAACATCACAACAAGCTTCTGGTGTCATGACTATAAACGATTTGATACAAGAAGGTAGCGCTGGTTTAATAGCGGCTGTAGACAAGATAATATGGCCAAATATTACTGAGTCAGAAGATCCTGAAAAAACTATTAAGTCGTTTTTCTCTAAACGTATACGTGGTGCAATACGTAGGCGCATAGATATAAATAGAGGTAGCATGCGTATACCAGAGCATAAGTTAAATGAAATACGTAAAGACTTTGGTGAAGATAAAAAAGCTGTAGAAATGTTTTTTAACTCTGTATTTTTAAGTTTAGACACACCATTTAATGAAGATGGATCAACTTATGATGCACCTGACGAACAAAAAGAGTACAACCTAGACATACTAGGTGCTTATATAAAAAGCTTGATGCATCAATATTTAAACCATAAAGAGTTTCAAGTGTTGAGATTATCTTTTGGTCTTGACTGTAAAAAGCATTCGGCAAAAGAAATAGCATCAATTTTAGGTATGAAAGGTGACAGTTCATATGTACGTGTTTCGCAGTTAAAAAAGCAAGCTATAGAAAAATTAATAGACAACGTGCCTTACTCGCAAGTGGTTGATTACCTGTAAGTTAGGTGCAAAATAAATGTTAAATTTGTGTATCTATATGTAATTATATAGGTACCGATAAACCCTAAAACCAATGGCAGAATTAACTAAGACATTAGCGGTTATTCAAACCGAGCTAAAAGCAAAAAAGTCTTCATATAATGCTTTCGGAAAATACTATTTCCGTAAAGCTGAAGACATCCTTGAAGCGGCAAAACCGTTTCTCACAAAGCATAATGTGTACGTTAAAGTCGATGAAGAGATTATTAGCGTCGACCCAGTACCGATGATGCAGTCCACCGCCACTATTTCTAATGGCAAAGATTCAATAACAGCAACGGCAATTGTAGGTGTAGACCTTAATCAAAAAGGTATGCAGACCTCACAGCAGTTTGGTGCAGCTTCTACTTATGGTAAAAAGTATGCGCTAGGTAATCTATTTCTTATTGATGACACTGAAGATGCAGACGCTACGAATAATCATAGCAATACAGCTACAGTGACTAAGAAAAAGATAACTGATGCTCAAATGAAAAAAGCTGTAGAGTTTGTTAGTGGTGGTGGAGACGTCAAAGCTATACTATCTAAGTATACTTTAACACCCGCACAGCTAACTGAGTTAAAGAAATTAACTAAATAGTATGAAAGAGATACTCGAAAAATTAAGAGTAGACGAACATTATTACGGTGAGTATGGTAACCAGTTCTTAAGTAACTCTGATATAAGTACGTTACTAAAAGATCCAGCCAAACTAAGAGCTAAGCGGCCACAAATCCCTGCGTTCTTAGTTGGTGGTTACTTTCACACCGCAATACTAGAGCCTGAAAAGCTCAAAAGCTTTAGAATAGTTGAAGCTACAACTAGAAATACTAAAGCATACAAAGAATTATCTGGTGGTGAAATGTGTTTATTACAAAGCGAGGTTGATAAGATCGAGCTCATGACGCAAGCTATGATGGATAATGATGTTTGTAGAGATTTAATAAAACCTGTACTAAATGAGGTTGAATATGAAGAGCCACGTGTTGGCAAGTTATTCGACAATATGTGGAAGGGTAAAGCAGACATTATTAACCACGAAGAACAACTCGTGATCGATCTTAAAACCACGTCTGATATAGATAAGTTTAGGTGGTCAGCATCTAAATATAATTATGACAGTCAAGCTTATATATACAGTAAACTGTTTGGTTATGAGATGATATTTATAGTCATAGACAAAAACACTAATAGAATAGGTATATACGATTGTTCACCTGAATTTTACAAACGTGGTGAAGATAAAGTACGACGAGCTAGTGATGCTTACGACTTGTTCTATAAGTCTGGCGATTATGACTTTAAACAATATTTACATAATGAAACACTTTAACACAAACTAAATACGATTACTAATGGATAATACAATTAAATCAATTATTAATTTGCTAAAACCAAAAACCATGGCAAGAAGAAAAATGAAAATGTGTACAATATCAGGAAAAAAGTTTACAGCTAACACTACAAACTTTTATGTAAACCACAATACTTCTGATGGCTTACACCCTTATCATAAAAGCTTCGATAATTTCCGTCGAACAACCGGGGCTACTGTATCACAAGTTCGACAATTAGTTAACTTAATAAACGGATAAACTATGGCTAGTATTATTAAAACAAGTATCAACTTAAACGAGATACCAAAAGACAAAATCATTACGGGTAAAAAAGGTAAGTATCTACCTATTACAGTAACCTTAAACGATGAGGTTGATCAATTCGGTAATCAAGGTCCGGTTTGCGTTGAGCAGACTAAAGAAGAGCGCGATGCTAAAACAGCTAAAACATACTTAGGTAATGTTAAGGTTGTGTGGACTAACGGTGAAAACGTTGCCACAGCACCACGTGATAATATGCCACAGCAAGCTGCACCGCAGCCTACGACAATGGAAGATGATTTACCATTTTAATAAGACTTAATGGAGACAGTAGAGATCAATGGATTTTTGATTGACGAGTTCAATCAACATGGCTTGGAAGCCGGTAAAACGCAGGGGATTTGTCCCCTGTGTTCGTCTTCTAGGAAACCTGAGAATAGAAAAGCCAAATGTGCTTCATATGATTGGGAACGTGGTCTTGGTACCTGTCATAACTGCGACAGTACTTTTCAATTGCATACATATAAACGTAAAGGTAAATCAACGCGTGAATATGTTAAGCCAGATAAAACTGGTCATGTTGCATCAGAAAAGATTATAAATTGGTTTGCTGAACGTGGTATATCTAAAGATACACTTCAAGAGCTTAACGTTCGTGAAGGTAAAGAGTATATGCCACAAACCGGTAAACTAGAAAATGCTATACAGTTTAATTATTATATGGGTATGGATCTCATTAATATTAAGTATAGAGATGGTCGCAAGAATTTTAAGTTATACAAAGGTGCTGAGAAAATATTTTACAATATTAACAGTGTTGTAAATCATGACTGGTGTGTTATTGTTGAAGGTGAGATGGATGTATTAGCTTTACATGAAGCTGGTATTAAAAATGTAATATCTGTACCTAACGGCGCAACGCTAAACAGTAACAACCTAGATTACTTAGACAATTGTATTGACTATCTAGACGATAAAGAGAAAATTATATTAGCAGTAGATGCAGACGAACCAGGCCAAGCTTTACGTAACGAATTTATACGTAGACTTGGTGCTGAAGTCTGTTATCTTGTAGACTTTGAAGGTGATAAAGATGCAAACGATTACCTTTTAAAACATGGTAAGGAAAAATTATGTGACGTAATTAATAAAGCAACTCAAGTACCTCTTGAAGGTGTATCTACACTTCGTGATCTTGAAAACGATTTATTAGACTTTGTTCACAATGGTTTTAAACCTGGCTTTCAAGTTGGTCTACCTAACTTTGATAAAATATTCTCTACGTATACCTCGCAGTTTATAACTGTTACAGGTATACCGTCGTCTGGTAAGTCAGACTTTGTAGATCAAATGTGTGTAGGTTATAATAGAAATTATGGATGGAAAACTGCGTTTGCTTCTCCTGAAAACAAGCCTAATTATCTTCATGCTCATAAGCTTATTCGTAAGACTTGGGAAGGTATGCCAACAAAAGATGATGTCGGTACTAGTAAGTGGAAGCAGGTCACCGATCATGTTAACGATAATTACTTTTTTATCGATATGGATAGGTATACACTTGACGAAGTCCTCAAAAAAGGAGGAGAGTTAGTTAAACGTAAAGGTATTAAATGTCTTGTTATAGATCCTTATAATAAAGTTAGAGACGTTAATTGTAAAACAGAAGACGTTAACCGTTATACAATGGAGTATCTAACTAAGATCGAAGTCTTTGCAAAGAAGTATGATGTACTAGTATTTATTGTAGCACATCCTACTAAAATGTATAAAGATAAAGACGGTCAGATTGAAGAGCCTACTATGTATAATATTAAAGGTGGTGGCGAATGGTACGATGCTAGTTACCACGGTATACTTGTACATAGAGACTATGATGCTAAAACTGTTAAAGCTAAAGTATTGAAAGTTAAGTTTCAAAACCTAGGTGAAAACGGTGCTGAAGCTCATTTCACGTGGGAACCTAAGTCTGGTAGTTACATACCTTTAGCGACTGACATGGCGGCTGACGAAGCTATGCCTTGGGAATAATGTTTAAGAAGAAGAAAGCTCCATCTAGGCGAGCACCGTACCTACACCCAAGCAAGTCTCAGTATGATGCTTGGTCTTGGTGTATTAACAACAAGATAGGTGTTTGTGTCGTGCCTGACTGGCCTAACGCTGGCAAATGGAAAATAGAGATAGTTATGAATGAAAAAACATCAGTTGACCCAAACAGTTATGACGGTGTAGAAGCCTTAACTAAGATGTACGAATACTGTAAATACTATAAAAATAAATATGAAAATACACTTTGAAAATGCAAATGAAGCTTACGAATACTACCATGATCGTATATTACAACATGGCATATCATTTGGTGATACTAAAGCACTCTTCAATATAGGGTTTTATTTAACCAACCCATCTTTACGACAAATAACAAATAAAGAACGTAAATGGAGTTTTGATTATGCTGAAGCTGAATGGCAGTGGTATTTATCTGGCGATCGTAGTATTGACAAACTAGGTGAAATATACGGTAAAATACCTGAAATATGGAAACGTATGGCTGATGAAGATGGTTGCGTAAACTCTAACTACGGTTGGCAATGGATGCGTGAAGATCAACTAGCTAAAGTAATTAACATACTTCGTGATGAAAAAGATACAAGGCAAGCTGCTATAAGTATATATGACGGTAAAGAGATGCATATGTATGCTCACGATACTCCTTGTACTTATGCAGTACAGTTTACTATAATTGGTGGTAAACTATGTATGTCAGTATATATGCGATCTAACGATTTATGGTATGGTTTTTGCAATGATCAATACCAGTTTTCACTGTTACAAGAGTTAGTAGCATCAATGCTAGGTATTGAAATTGGTTGGTATTACCATCATGCACATAATATGCACTTATATAACGACAAGATATGACATACTGTTTATACCACATACCCGGTAAAAAGATCGGGGTAAGTAAAGACCCTAAGTATAGGGTAGAAGTTCAGCAGGGTTATAACCCAGATGAATATGAAATAATCGAGATGTCTGACGATATAGATTATATTTCTGAAAAAGAAATATTCTTGCAGAAACAATACGGTTATAGAATAGATAAAACACTTTATAAAAACTTAAATCAAAATAATAAAATGAGAATAAACGTTACTGATCAAACAACTACATTTCCTGTACCACTTAACAAACTAAGAGGTAGATTAATGGACAACGTAGGTATGGAGTTATCTAGCAACGAAGGCACATATCAATTAACTTCTGGTTTAATAAACTGGATAATGCAAAACGCTGTAACATCTCAGTTTAATGTAGAACGCTGTTATGTTTATAATAAAGCTATGGCTAAATTTATGAACGCTAAAGAAATATTTTCAAATGAAAATATAGATCAGCAAATATCTAGATCTAATATCTTTGATAAGATACGTAGCTGGGCTACAGTTAGAGGTATATACGATAAAGGTAATTCGCATACACAATACGTTAAGTTAATGGAAGAAGCTGGTGAGTTAGCTAGAGCATTACTTAAAAACGATAAGCCAGAAGTTATAGACTCTATCGGTGATATGGTTGTAGTACTCACAAATCTAGCTAAGCTAGAAAAGCTAGACATAGAAGATTGTATAGATAATGCTTATCAAACTATATCAAAACGTACAGGTAAAATGGTTAATGGAACATTTGTTAAAACAGAATCACTATGAGCAGTAGAGAAATAATGGATGCTAAAAGCGGTATGACAACTAAAAGTATGAAGTTTAGAGATCCTATAGTTGAAAACGTTTGTGATAAATTTTTACGTAGATCAGACGTTGGTTATGAAAAGTATGGTCGTACATTAGATGACGAACGTAGAGGTAAGCATAAAGACTTACTTGGTTATCTAAATGACATACAAGAAGAATTAATGGATGCGATATTATATATTCAAGCAGCGCGCGAAGAAATGATAGATCAAATTGAAGAGCAACGCATGAATAATATAATGCGCAACGGTAACAACGGAGAGCATTATGACAACACGCCGGAAGAGCACTAAGAAAAAACGCGGCCCGGTTAAATCAAAGAAGGTGACCTATGATGGGATCACCTTCGCCTCCGGGCTTGAGCGTTATATGTATCAAGCACTAAAGAAAAATAAAATAAAATCTAGGTATGAAGGTGAGACTTTTGTACTTGTTGATGGGTTTTATTTTGAGAACGAGGTTTATGAAAGACAAAGCAACGGTAAAGGTGAGATGGTTAACAGAGGTTGTAAACGTATATTACCTATAAAATACACGCCTGACTTTATTGGTAAAGACTTTATAATAGAAACAAAAGGTAGAGCCAATGAAAGTTTTCCAATGCGTTGGAAATTATTCAAGAGATTAGTTATGAATCAATTTCCGCATGTAACTTTATATAAGCCTCAAAATCAAAAAGAGTGTGATGCAGTAATTCAATTAATATTAAATAAAAGAAAAGACAATGACTAACTGGGAGCTTTCAATAGGGTTTTACCCTGGAGTTTTAATAGGTTTTAGAAGTTACCCAGATACTGGGTATGGTGTAGAAAACCATGTATTATATTTACCATTTATAGATTTATGTTTAACAATAGAAAGAGAAGCCAATGACAAACACGAGTAAGGATATACTATCCGACATTACAGTGCATATGAAATATGCTAAGTATATTCCAGAACTAAACAGAAGAGAAACTTGGGAAGAGCTTGTAACGCGTAATATGAACATGCACATCAAGAAATACCCTAAACTAGAAGACGAAATAAGATTAAACTACAAGTTTGTTTACGATAAAAAGGTTTTACCTTCGATGCGTAGCTTACAGTTTGGTGGTAAGCCAATTGAAATATCGCCTAACAGATTATACAACTGTTCGTTTTTACCTATCGATCATATTGATAGTCTCTCTGAAATAATGTTCTTATTATTATCAGGTTGTGGTGTAGGTTATTCAGTACAAAAGCACAACATCAAACAGCTACCTGATATTATTAAGCCACATTTAAAACGTACTAGACGTTTTGTTATTGGTGATTCAATTGAAGGCTGGGCTGATGCTGTAAAAGTATTAGTTAAGTCTTACATGGGTGATAAACGATCATCTAAAATAGAGTTTGATTATTCTGATATACGACCTAAAGGTGCAAGACTTGTAACGTCTGGTGGTAAAGCACCTGGTCCACAACCCTTGAAAGAGTGTTTAACTAAAGTTCAAGGTATACTTGATGCTTGTGAAGAAGGTACTAAGCTAACTTCAATACAAGCTCATGACATTGTATGCCATATCGCTGACGCTGTGTTAGCTGGTGGTATACGTAGAGCAGCTCTTATATCTTTGTTCTCTGCAGACGATGAAGAAATGATAGCGTGTAAGTCTGGTAACTGGTGGGAAACAAACCCACAAAGAGGTAGGGCAAACAACTCTGCTGTGCTTATGAGGCACAAGATAACTGAAGAGTTTTTCTTTGACCTATGGAAACGTGTAGAGCTATCTGGTTCAGGTGAACCTGGTATTTACCTTAACAATGATAAAGCTTGGGGTACTAACCCATGTTGTGAGATAGCATTACGACCTTTTCAGTTTTGTAATCTATGCGAGGTAAACGTGTCGGATGTTGAGTCGCAAGAAGATTTTAATTCACGAGTATGTGCCGCCGCTTTTATTGGTACGCTACAAGCCGGTTACACTGACTTTCATTATTTAAGAGAGGTATGGAAAGAGACAACAGAAAGAGACGCTCTTATAGGTGTGTCAATGACAGGAATAGGGAGTGCCGCTGTGCTCCAAATGGATATGAAGGAAGGTGCAAATATAGTCAAAGCAGAAAACGCGAGGGTAGCCAAGATAATAGGTATAAATAAATCAGCACGATGTACAACTGTTAAACCTGCAGGGACGACATCTCTGGTCCTCGGAACGTCATCGGGTATTCATGCATGGCATAATGATTATTATGTCCGTAGACTGCGCGTAGGGAAAAACGAGGCTATATATTCATATCTTAATGAACAACATCCTGAAATATTAGAAGATGATTATTTCAGACCTCATGATACAGCTATTATTAGTATACCTCAAAAAGCTCCTAAAGGTTCAATCATTAGAACTGAGTCTGCTATGGATCTGCTTGAACGTGTAAAGAAAGTAGCGACTGAATGGGTGAAAGAAGGTCACAGACACGGTAGTAATACTCATAATGTATCTGCAACTGTGTCATTGAAAGACACTGACTGGGGACCAGCTGGTGAGTGGATGTGGGCTAACAGAAATAAGTACAATGGTTTGTCCGTGTTACCTTATGATGGTGGTACTTACACTCAAGCACCGTTTGAAGATATAACAAAAGAGAGATATGAGGAAATGGTAAAAGCCCTACACCAAATAGATCTCTCTAAAGTTGTAGAGCTTGAAGATAATACCGATCTTAAAGATCAGTTAGCTTGTGTTGGTGGTGCTTGTGAAATAGCATAACCAACATATAAAACAACAAAGGGGATAGCTTAATAGTTATCCCCTTTTTTTTTAATCTGCTACAGTGTAATAAGAATACTCAACTTCAATAGTACCTGTACTAGCTTGTAGTACTAAAGCATTTTCGTCACCACTTGCTGGGTCTTGACCGTTGTCGTATGGGAAGAAAGCCCATTCACCAGTTTTTAAAGACATTATCTGAGTACCATCAGCGGAAAGTTCTCCTTCAAAGTTCTTAACTAATAAGTCAGCTGTTGTAGCGGCACCTGTACTATCAATACCATTATGTTTTATATACAAATATCTTCTAGAATCTGTACTAGGTAATACCGTGTTTAATACACCTTGAGCGCTATCATGATCAGTAGTAGTATCAACAACTACTTTTGAAAGACCAACGAAAGGTTTTTGTACTGTTAATGCTTTAGTTACAGATAAAGCTACCGCTGCTCCATAATCCGCTGAAGAGCCGGTCAATGTTAATTTTGATGTTAATGTTCCCATTTTTATTATTTATTAAGTTCTTGACCAATAAGCATATTCAACTTCTACTGTAGCACCTCCAGCTATAACTTGTACACCTTCATTTTTATCTACAGGTATCCAAGCAAACTCTCCGTTTTCTAATGTACCAAAAGTATTATTACCATTGTCAATTTGTAAATCTAAATATCCAGATCCAGTTGTATTATTATTTTTAATATAACAAAATACTGTTCCATTAGAACCAGCGTCAGCGTATACCACTTCAGTAGCACCTGATGCTAAATCTAACCTACTAATACCTTTAAAAGGAGATGATACATCTAGTGTATTTGTTTGAGATAAAGCTACTGCAGCACCATAATCAGCGGATGATCCCGACACAGTTAGTTTAGTTGTTAATGTTGCCATTTTTATTTATTTATTATGCGTTAGTTCCAAATATGCAATACTCAACTACAGGTGAATCTGAAGCTGAAGTATATGCCATTAAATTATCGTTAGAGGTGACTGGTATATAAGCAAACTGCCCACCTCTTATTTCCATAAAATCAGTTGCTAAAGTATTATCCCAATATAGGTAAATTATATTATCAGTAGCATGATATGTCTCTTCATTTCTTATGTATAAAATAGCTGGAGATGAAAACTCGCCTTTGTTTAATATAGTTATATGATCTTGTAAGCTATTAGTATTAGCGTGTAGAATCGAAAACGTAGAGTTCTTACTGTCTACAAAAGGAGGTGCTGATGAATCTCTATTTGTTAAAGTCGTACTCTGAGGCCCATCAGCCGCGCCAGCAGGAGTTGTAGCTACAATTGATCCGTTATGACCGTTAGCATGATTAATAGCTGTAGCTAGTAAAGCTAGTATAGCATTTTCAGTTAGTCCATCCGTAACATCAATTGCAACACCGTTAACTAGTTCAAGCCTACTTAAAGCTGTTAACGTACCCGCTCCAATATCAGAACCAGCTACTAATATATCTCCAGTAGCGACACTTGTATTTTCACCGTCCACAAAGACATACCTCTTCTTTAAACCATGGTTATCCATAATGTCTATATATTGACCTTCATGAGTACCAGCATCAGCAACAGCAAGATCACCGTCAGTAATAAATATCTGACAAGTTTTTGATGTTGATGTAACATGTGTTTGTGCTAAACCAGACGTATGCGCTCCGCTAAATGTAGTGCTTTGTGATACGTTTAATGCTAAACCGAAATCCGTTGCACTACCTACTAATGATATTTGCGAGGTTAATGTTCCCATTTTGTAATTATTTCTTTAATACGTAATTGCCACTAAGTAATATCATTACATAGTTTTTAGTTAATCTACTTTAAATATCAGCCACCTTATAAGCTGTGTCTCCATCACTGTCTTTGTAGGCTTCTAATATTTGTTTTCTATTTTTACCGTTTGATTTTAATGATATGTGAATCCAAGCATAATCAAACTCGTTTATCATTTGATCAAACTCTATCTCTTCTTTGATAACCCAGTCGTATATTTCTTTATTACACATCTCGCCTTTTTTGAAAAACTGAATATCAACAGCTTGACCTTTACAATGCTGGCTCTTGCTCGAACCACCAATGGCTCTATTAAGTGCCGGGGAACGGTAACCACTACTAATCCTAATAGGACCAAGAGCGTTACGCATAGGCTGTATAAGATCTCTAATAAGGATTTGCATATTATTAAGGTGTTCTTTATCCGGCGCATTTTTTATACCTAATCGTTTAGCTGTATTACTTTTTGTTATCTCTGATAACGTAAAATTCTTACTTAGTCTCATTAATTTATTCTTACCGTTAATAATGGGTTAGTACCTGTGTTAGATACAACTAGTTTGTGTGTGTTTACGTTTAAAGAAAATGGATCATCTAAAACTAAAGTCACTCCAACTGGTATTTCAACTTTTGCGTTCGTTTGAGTACCACCTAATAAATGAAAGTGTTTATTAGCATCGCTACCTATCAATACGTCTTGAAATAATTTAACATAAGCAGCATTATCACTAGCGTTTGTTATACTTATTTTAGATATAGTAACTATATTGGTACCTCTCAAGTTAGTAGTACTATTTATAGAATAATCACTAGCTTTAGCTATTTCAGTATCAGTTTCACTCACTATTGTATAATGCCTCATATTATGCTACGCTTACTATTCCTCTGTTATTCCATAATGTACCAGAGGACAACCCTCTATTACTTGTAGGTAAACTACCTCCACCTGCATCAACTAAAAGTTCTGCACTAACTATATATCTACGTAGCTCGTCTATATCATTTTGCATTAACTGCAATTGATGCAGTATAGCGGCTTCACCTTCAAAGTCAGCTAAGTCTAAGTGTTTATTATTAGTGTAACTAGTACTCATAGCTGTTAAATCACTACCAGTTTTATTGTGTATTCTACCTGCTTCTTTACTTGCTAATGCCATATTATATTTTTGCTATAGTTAATTTACCTCCGTATACTTCTTCACCAGATGCTTGTGCCAACTCTATTAATATATAATTAGTAGCGTCAGAGTTAACATCAGTAATATTTATTTGTGTACCAATATTACCAGTACCTTTACTTGTCACGGTCTTACTGTTAATATCAGCTTCATAAACAGTAACAGCAGATGTTGCACTACCGTAAATGTCTACATGAGTAGCTTTAAAACCTACAGGTATATCTACATAAGCATAAAGCTTTGCTGTACTATGAGATTCTAACCATCTATCACTACTTGTATCATCTATCATTGCTGGTCTACCAACATCATCCGGCATAAAATCACTTGGTAATATTTTTACATACGTTATACCAGGTAAAATATTACCAGTTACGTCTAAATCTCCACCAACATTTACATCATTATTAAACTGTGAAGTTCCAGCGGCAACGTAAAGAGCATAAGGATTAGTAATGGTTTGATTTGTACTTGCTACTGGTTCTCCTTTTATATAAACTGTATAAGCATTTGTGGTTGTAACACTTGAGTTTGTAGCCATCAGTCTAGGGTTTTCAACCATTACATGAGCGAAAGAAACAGCTGTTCCCGAAGCAGACGTACTTCCATCTGTTATATCCATAGCGTCAATGTGTAATGCAACACCGTCGCTGCCAGCTGTTACAGTGTTATTACTGTTTAGTGTCATTCTTTTTCCAAAACTTGTTTCTCCAGAAAAAGTTTTTTGTCCAGTAAATGTTTGAACACCAGTAAGGTGTGCAGTATCGGAATCTAAATAAGCGCTATCTATAACACTACCTTGCCAAGTACCACTACTGATTGTACCTACTGTAGTTAAATTAGAACAAGTTGTTATTGCCGCTTGTGTACCACTTGTTACCGTAGCTGATGTACCTGAAGCATTACCTGTTACGTTACCCGTTATAGCTCCTGTAACGTCTAAGTTGTTTGGTATTACAACATCACCATCAGTATCTATTTTTAAACTAGTCTGATTATTTTGACCAATACAAACGTTATGATTACCTGAGCTGTTGATAAAAACATCTCCGTCAGCGGTTCCAATAATACCACCGTTAGTGGCATTTGAAACACCCACCAATAAAGTGTTATTGTCGTTAACCATAGCTAGTTCAGACATGCTATCAGTATTAATACCAATAGTTAATCTTGGTGGATCATACTTTAAAGACTGCTCAGCGTTTATAGCATCAGCACCGGTGGCAGTTAAAACCCTATTGTCAACACCGTTAGTCATAAAATCAGAGACATCTACAGACAAAGAAACATCACCACTATCACCGCCACCATCTAAACCGGTACCCGCAGTAACACTAGTAATGTCACCCGTAGAAACGTCTTGTTTGTATAGCTTACCATCAGAATCTATACCTACAACATGATCTTGCGCTGACTCAGTTACGTTTTCTAAATATACATCATTACGAAACCTAGATATAAAATCCCATATATGTTGCCCTATCCATTTCAATATTTGTAAGTGTTTATAGGCCTTTCTATTGTATCAACGAAAACCTCTCTTTCTCTTATACCATCATCTGCCATCATACGCATTCTCCAACCTAAAGTTGGTTGGTAGAAAAACGAATTACTAATACGTCGCCAAGACAAATCATAATACTTATATTTAACAGTGTCCACTATGTGACTTGTTTGTGCCGCGGCAATAGCGCTTAGCATAAATAATGCTATAGTAATTATTTTCTTTTTCATAATTTAATTTAATTTAAAATGCTTCCATTGTAATTTCATCTATAGAGTCTTGCACTTCTTTTCTTGTAGCCTCCATAGTCATCATTATATTCGCTTGAAACCTTTTAGCCTCTTCGTTGTTATTAAAAACAACTAGCGTGGGAACTACCACTATTTTGTATTCACTTGACCATCTTGAGTCCGCGGCTATATCCACTCTTTCAACCTCACAATCCGTTAACTTAGATAACCATTGTACTTCGTTGGCTTTATTAAAGCTAGCATTAAACTCTACAACAACTAAACCTTCAGGAAAGTCTTGAGCAAAGCACGTAGTGGTTAGTATTGACAGTAGTAAAATTAATTTCTTCATAATGTTATTCTAATTGTTACAACACCAAGACTAGCACCGACTACATCAGCAGCTATATCGTTAATATCTGGGTGACCGTGTTTTATATCGTGAATCTCTTTAGCTACACCTATTAAAACTGAAACACCAAATCCGTATAGCAAAGATTTTTTCTTATCATTTGTTTTATCGTAAACTAAAGCCGCAACACTAGAGCTTATAACATAACAACCACCAGCGTGTAGTAATTTATCTTGCTGCACGACCTGAGCACTTACTATATTTGTTATCATAAAAAATATAATGAGTGCTTTTATCATAGTTGCTACTTTAGTTTATCAATTTTCTCTTCTACTCTAATCATTTGATCCTTAATCTCTTTAACGTCTTCTTGAGTTGACATAATTGTCTGCCTTATTAACTGATCTTTCATGTCATACTCCATACGGGTTATTTCCGGATCGGGAGGTAAAGGTAGTTCTTTTGCTTCTGTTATATCTGATTGTAATGTAAACCACATACCTACCAGCGTAAATATTAAAACTGCTATGCCTGCTAAAGTTTTTATACTTAGCTGCAATGTTGTATCTTCGTTTAATTCTTTTGCCATGATTAAAATATTACGTAGTTAAGACCAACGCTAAAGTTATGCCAGTCTCTATTCCAATACTTATTGTATCTACCTTCTATAAATGTTCCTAAACTTTTATTAAATCTATATCCGAATATAAGACCAATAGAGTAGTCGATCCACTGGCCGTTATTAAACTTATAATAAGAGTATATGTTGTTAGACTTGATGTGGTAAGGCATTAAGTTGCCCCAGCTATGAAACCAAAAATCTTTTGTAAAGTGGTAATAGTCAAACCCTAACACGGTAGAATACTCTACAATACTAGACAAAGCGTTACGTTGATTTTGAACGTAATCGTTTATTACCTCAGGTATTATAACCTCTTCCCACACAGCTTGATTATCTGCTACCAGTGTACCGTCAGGCGCATAGTATAAACCATTAAGTGTAACGTTATAACCTTCTTGTAAAGCTAGATAAGTGTAATGTAATGTTCCATTGTCTAAAACCCAGTCAGCTAGAGGGTCAAACCCGTATGGCTCAGACAGTCTCTGAACAGCTCCAATATTAAAAGAGAGCTTACCATCATTAATTTGTTTTCTGTATCTCTGGGACGCCTCAAAATACTTTATATCAGCAAAACCATCTTGTAGGTACTCTACTTTTGCAACCCAGCTATCTGCAACATACCTTACAAAATGATGTTGGTTTGTATAGTTAACGCCTAACCGCCTCACAAAGTCAGCTTCAAATAAATATTCAAAGCCATCTACCCGGCCTAATGTTGCGGCGTCTGAGTATGAATTTTCAGTACCGTTATAAAATGTTAATGCTCTATTTTCATAACCAAATCTTTTGATCTTTCTAATACCTATAGATACTGTGTAGTCAAAAGGTGTTTGAATTATATCTTCCTGTAACTGACCAGAGGTTATAGACCAAACTTGATTATCAGACAATGAAGTCCCGCCGTTAACAGCTGCGTAAAAAGTTGAGTATTTAAGTATTCTGCCTTGAGCGTTACACCCTTGAGCAGACATCATAAGAATAAAACTAAATACTATTACTAATCCTACCGCGCTTAAAAGTTCGTATAATAACGAGTTGTTTTTATTTGTCATTGCTTAATAACCTGTCTTGTTACTGTATTATTATTACACGTTATAGAAAAGTTGTACACCCCAGATGGTAGGTTAGAAACGTTGAGCTGATTCAAACCTTTTATGGTGTACCTCTTTTTAACATGCACAACTAGTTTACCACTAGCATCATATACTTTTATTTCTACTTTGTTTTTAGTAAGTATATTTAAAACATCTTTTGCTGGTACTGGGTATATAGCTACGTCGTTTGATCTCATTAAGTCCCTAACATCCATGTCGTTATCTTCATAACATTTCCAATAAAGCTCTTGACATTTCTGATCCCACTCGTTATTACAACAGTATGGATCAACCATTATAACCCAAGCATAACAAGAATCGTTCAACCAGTATGGATCGCCAGGTTCACCAATACAACCAGCATCGTATAGACATCCACCACTTTCTGTATTTGCAAACACGTCATAGTTGTACGCTGTCGGATCCATACAACCCTCTAGTATCTCTACACAAGAGTTATCTTCTGTGTTAGCAAATTCGTTGTAATTAAACGCTAAAGAGTCTAGACATCCATACACTACTGGTATACAACTAAAATCTTCTGTGTTAGCTTCTTCATTATAATTAAAAGCTTCAGGGTCGGTGCAACCTAACACTGTAATAAAACAAGTACCATTATCTACATTAGCCTGTGGATCGTAGTTATCAGCAATAGGATCCATACAACCAAAGTATATACAGCTACCATCTTCTACGTTAGCAGCAAAGTTGTAGTTCCAAGCCATGTTATCCATACAGCCAACTACAACCGCAACGCATCCACCATCATCAACGTTAGCTAGTGAATCGTAATTAAAAGCTAATTCGTTTGTACAACCATACACTGCTTCAACACAGCTACCGTCATCTGTGTTAGCTTCAGGTATATAATTTATAGCAGACTCTTCTAGACAACCATATACTTTAGGTATACAGTAATCACCACAGAAAGGTAGTGAGTGATACACGTGCCAGAAAGGTGGCGCGTAAGGTTTTAAAGCACCGGCACCGTTTTCTGCAAATGGATATACACCGCCTTGCAGCGTAACATCACCAGCAGAATTAATAAGCTTAAATGAGTTGTGCATAGTTTGAAAAGCAACCTCAGCCGGTGGGGTTTGTGGACTAGCTATCTCAAAGTAGTAAACTTTAACTGGTTTATCTGTTTCTAATATTATATTAAACTGTTGAGAATAAGGACCAGGTCCCATAGTATATGTTCCAAGAATACTATCTTCTTGTACTACACCTATATAACAATCACCCCAACCGTCGCCACCATCATCTTCAATTACTAAAGTGTAATTACATACAGGCACTATTTCATTTAACGTAGCTAGTGAATCGTAATTAAAAGCATTAGGGTTTATACAGCCAAGTGTATGTAAAGTTTCACAACTACCATCATCAAGGTTAGCTTGTGGGTTGAACTCTATATACGTGTTGTTAGTACAACCTTCAACTACTGGTATGTCACACTGGTTCAACCATATAGGACCTGAGTAAGCAGCGTTACCAAAATTAGCTTCAGGTAAAGCCCATAACGTATCTAAACTACCGCAAGGTTCGGCATCGCCTAATATAATTATGTTACCATCAGTACCGCCATTATATAAAGACCCAGCAACACCGTCACCGTACGTATCATTAAGTATTATTTCAACCCCAGTTTCTGGTATACATATATCGTATATTATAGTTTGATTAGCCTGCTCGTAATCATACTCACCAGCTACAACGTTATCCACTGGTTGACCATTAGATAAATCTGTTATAATCCAACCTGTCTCACCTGGAAACTGATCAAGCGTTAGCTGTAAAATAATTTTGGCCTCTCCGTCAGAGCAACTAACTCCAACACAGCTGCCATCATCTGCTTCTGCCCAGGGATTATAGTTCGGTGCTTCAGGATCGATGCAACCGAATATTGGATACTCACAACTACCGTCGTTAACAGTAGCCTCTGGTACGTAGTTTAAGGCTAACATATCTGTACAACCAAGTACAGTGTCTATGGGTGCTTCACAATCACCTTCATCCCAGTTAAACTCTTCACAGTCAAAGTAAACGGGTATACCATTGTAAGTGTAAGCACCGTCATCACACCAACCATCACCTAACCAACCTGAAACAGCTGTAACATCTGTACCCAAGCAATCATACAAAGTGTCTTGAGCATTTAAGCTACCAGATAAAATAATTAATAGTAAAAGTATTTTTCTCATATATATTTAATTTAACATTTCCATCTTGCTCTTGCCTTCTTACCTCTCTCACCAGTCCAACCTCTAGATCTAGCACAAAAGCTTTTTCTACGTTTAGCATCTTTACTACCTGGTTTAACCTTACCTGTAACAGGTGCGGATAGAGTACTACCAGGGTTTTCCCTTTTATACGCAGCTCTACCTTTAGCTGTCATACCAGCACCTTCGTCAGCGTGTAAAAAATGCCTGTCTTTACCTCGTGTAGTTTTTCTTAGTTTATTGAACGGACTTTCTTTAGTACGATCATCACCAGGGTCACCACCTTGTGTAAACGTTCTACGCCTACCACAGCTAGTAACTTTGAACGGGTTGTTTGATTGCTTGTATGCCATAGCTACTTTTTAGGTACGCAGTTAGGTACTGTTCTTCCACCTTTCTTTTTCATACCAATCATTTCGTAACCAGTCCAACAAGGTCCTTTTTTATTTAGCGGAGAATCATCTTTCATTTTGTTAGCGTGTTTTCTAACAATCTTAGCTTGTTTACCATGAGCTTTAACAGCTGAATCAAGTTGATCAGCAACTTGCTCAAGGTTTTTGTACTTCATTTTAAAGGGCATAACTTATTTTTTTGCAAACTTTTCTACGCCTGATATACCAAAGCAACCAAGTACAACCCAAACAAACGAGTTGTATACGTATTCGTTTATTATTAAATCCTGACCTACCCAACCAGTGACTAAGTCAGCTACCATTATCATACACATAACTGCAAATGCTATAAAGCCTACCACAGCTTTTTCGTTCCAGTCATTGTTGTTTTTAAATATTTCCATTTATTTATGAGTTGCTAAACCTTTTTTATAATTCTTTGTTTTCTCTGCAGCAGTTAAAACTTTATTATAAATCTTAACATCATCTATAATACCATCAAACCTGTCCGCATCTAAAGCTTCATTAGCACCGATTATAAGTGGTGCGGCTCCATTAAAGTTTCCAGACCAAGTACCTGTACTATAAGTCTCAACGCTACCATCATCCTTATAAAATAATATTTGATCGTTTTGAGTGTCTATCACAACGGTAATCATCGCCCAAGTATTTAAAGATAGAGTACTAAAATTATTCCCTGAATCAAGACTTGCGTTACCTGAGTCCTCTGCGTAAACCCTAACTGAAGCATTGTCCGAGCCAACGCTAATCATCCACTCTGCAGCATCAGTTTTACCTTTAGTTATAATTCTATCATTTGCAGTTAAACTAAATGGTTTAACCCAAGCCTGAATAGTAAAACCTGTAGTACCAAAATCAAAGTCAGAGCTATCATCTATTTTTAAGTAACCATCGCCGTTCAAGTTTAAACCACCCTCTCTAATCTTATTCATTGGTAAACCTAGAGAATCTTTATCAAAGTAAGGAACTTTTTGAAGTTGTATTGTAGTTGGAGAACCGTCAACAGTACCGTTGTTAGAGTTAGTTGATAAATCAGTCCAAGTATCTACACCGTTATTCCTCCAGTAAGCAACAACATCAGAGTAAGCACTATGATCTCTAACATCTAACGCTGTACCTGAATTAAATATTTCTTGTACTTCTGATTCTGTAAGCTTCTTATTAAATATAGAAACTTCATCTACAAAGCCTTCATAATTGTTGCCGCCCCCTGCTGCACCACCTATAAAAAGATCACTCGAAGCATCACTAGTGGCAGAGCCAGTAGGAGCTTCAGTCTCACCATCAGGAATAAATTTAGTAACAGTTTGCTTTATACCATTAACATATATATCAGGGTTATGCCCATTAGAATTAGAATTATATGCTACAGCAACGTGTGTTAGCTTACTGAAAGTTATTGCCGGTGTTTTCCAGTTACCGTTATTACCACTAAAAGACTTTAAAAATCTAATTACAGGGTTGCCACTGTCTGAAGCGACTCTAATTCTAACATTACCTTTAACTATAATATCAGGATTACTAGCTTCACCAAAATTGTTAGGTGAAATCCAACAACTCCAAGTTCCACCATCAGTAAATATGTTGTCTATAGTAGTGTCACTTCCGCAATTGACATTATCGTCTGTTCCATCAAATATAGCTTTTTTAGAATAAGAAGACATAGCATATTGTGGAATATATGGTTGAGCGGTTTTCCACTCAGTAGTATTATTACTTCCATCTACGTAAGCGAAAGAATCGTTTAGAGTTATTTCTTTAAAAGAAACTTTGTCAACATAGAATTCAGCTACACTATTAACAGACCTAAGCCATACATACCCCGCAGGATCTGCAGCACCTGCCGTACTCTCACTCATTACTACAGCTTTAATAGTTTCCCAACTACCAGTGTTTGTTGTTGTAATAAAATTATCAGAAATATCACCGTTCGGAGTATCGAATCTAAAATCTCCTGATTCAACGAATACATCTACTTCTACACTATACAGAGTATCACGTTTAAAACCATCACCATTTATCGCATAAGTTCCACGATCAAAATCCTGTCTTATTCTATCATTGTTATCAGTTCCAAGTGTGTTTATTTTAGCAACATTTTCTCTACCTTTGAATGTACCTACTTCTATTGTAGCTCCAATATCTTCTGGTTCCCAACCTGTAGTTCCATTAGAAAAATCATTGTTGTAAATTAGTTCTTTACTCAAAACTGGCGCAGCGTCATAAAGTCTTATTCCAGCTCCTTCATTTAATCTAAGTAAGGTCTTACAGTCTGTTGGTTGAATACCTGTACTTTGATATTCTTTTATAGTTAGATTATCTAAGTAACCCGCTGCATTATTATTACTACCGTCCTCTTTTATACCAAAAAACCTAGTCTTATCGCTGTGGGTAAATATCTGTGTATAAGTAGTAAAATTTGTATCAGATGATGTTATATTAGCTATAGCCGTTTGAGCGCTACCAGTATTTAGCGAAGAAGTAGTATTGAATTGTAATATAAAATCATCACCAGACCCAGAATGTCTAGAGTCTATCTGAAGTTTATAGAGCTTGCCAGCAGTTAATATAGAATCCAAATCCATGTAAGTTCTATCACCATTGCCTGTAGATTGAAATTTTATGGAGTGATTGCTATTGCTAGTAACAGATGAATCTAATGTTATTTTTGAATGTGTAAAACCAGTAGTACCATCTGTGGAAGTTGGTATATTACTACTTTCATTAGTAACGCTAGTAGGGTTTTCAATAGTATTTAGTTCATCACCAATAACCATAGCAACTCTATCTTTATCATCAAATACATCTTTATCTGGATTGTCCCAGTCATATGTTACATCTGAAGCCGTCCAACAAGCATCGTAAACTTGGAAATCTGAAACCATGCCATCGTACTCAAAGTTAGATTCAGCTCCATGTCTACCTATTGTAAGATTAGCTGTAAGCGTTGTGGGGTTAAACGTTGATACTCTAGTGTATTGAAGCTCTCCATCTAAATATACGTAAGCAGTAAGACCGTCTGCTACTATTACAGCTCTATACCATCTATCTGCCACGATAGTGGGTGCTGCACCTGTTGTAGGTGTGCTATTTTGATCTCCATAATTAAAATAAAGTTTATTGCCAGATGTCCACAAATAAAATCTATTGTTAGCAGGAGAAGTTTGACCACACCCAAAAATCATTCTTGAGCCTAACGTTGCGGCGTTAAACCACAAGGCTACAGTACACTTAAAGTTTGAGTCTACCGTTGTCCCTGCTGCTGGATAATCTGTTGTTACATAATCAGGATCATCTTCAGCTCCATCAAAGTCTAAAGCAGTACCAGAATATAGTACTGCATTATTTTTATTAGAGGAGTAGTCACGAACAGAGTTTGTTATTTCTTTTAATGAAACCTTAGAAACTGTAGCGGTCACACTTGTTGCATCTTCAGTTCTAGCTATAGAAAAAGTATTATTACTAGTTGACATCATCTCAAAAGTGTTAACACCCACGCTTAAAGTATTATTATCGTTACCAGTATGTACTTTAAGTTTGTTATCAACACTAAGAGAATCTACTACAATTTCAACTTTATATTTTTTATTTAAAGTAATGATACCACCAATGCTTATACCAGTGTTCTGATTATCAGTGCTATTGTAATCTATAAGTACAGAACCATCCTTAATTGTAACTTCACTATTATTACCACTACCATTAGATATTGCCCAACTATCATTAGGGTTAGTTCGCTTAACAGATACATCGTCTATTTCTATATATTGACTATTTTCAACTTGGTGCCAAGCTAGTACTCCAAAAGAAATATCTACACTATCTGATGCTGCTGTGTAATAAAAAATAAATTCTTGAAAGTCCGTTGTTAAAGATTGGTTTTCAGCTATATTATTATCACCGCTGGCGTCATTTTTACTTCTTACATGGAACGCCATACCATTTTCGCTAGCTCTAACTCTAGCCTTAATCTGATATGTTTTACCAGACTCCCAAGTAATAGCTTGCTCAACGAACTTTTTTCTCCAGTCGGTGTTGGTTCCAGTAGTGGCATTAGCTAGTCTTAAGTAACCTCCTTGATTAGTTACTGTAGCTAAACCAGGATTACTTGTACTATCTTGATCATAATTAAACCACCCAGTAATACCGTTACTAAAGTTACCATTGCTTACTAGCTCTGGCCCAGTTAAAAAACTACCATTAGCTATCTCCTCCTCCCCTAATGGAGCTTGAGTAACATCAGCTTTGTACCAAGCTTGTAAACCGTCTTTGACGATCCTCCTAATTTTACCGCTTTTTCCAGCGCCAGAACCTATACCTAACATACTAGTCTCCTATGTAAGCAATTACTTTTCCAGAGTTCAAATCTATCTCAGTCCATCTACCATAGATAGTTATACCCTCTGGGAATGTAACTGAGTTAGCTATGACTTGACCACCAGAACCTTCATCTGTAGTTTCAGAGCCACTTGCTAAATCATTAGCAGGTTGAGCTGAACCAATGTATTGATCTGAACCTAAAACAGGTATATCAGCCACTAAACCATCAGTGTTATCAAACGTAGTATCTTCTAACATAGTTATAGCTACAAACACTTTGTTTGTTGGTGGTTTCAAGGCATCTGATCCATCAGAGTAAGCAGATCCTAGTTGTCCAAAGTTGTAAGCAACTTCTGTTGAATTAATTCCCATAATTTTATTTATTACTTGTTCATAGTTATAATATTACACACTACACAAACAGTTTACTGGTGCGCATAACATTTCTTGTTTTTGTTTTCTGTTATATTCTTACATCGCGGACCTTTTCCTTTTCTAGTGTAAGCTGTACACCTGTACTCTTTTTTACCATCACCATCTAGGTCATCTCCGTCTTTTCTATTTTTTTCAGCCTCAGCTCTTTTTATTTTATTTTCTTCTTTTTTCTTTTTATCTTCTTTTTCTTTCTTTTCTTTACGATCTTGCTTAGCTTCTTCTTTAGCTTGCTTTAAGTCTTCGTCTTCAATATTTAAACTCCATTTATCCCAACCAAGTAGCAGTGCTATTCTTTTCCAGTCTTCATTATTGCTATTAAAAACCTCCTCTATGTTCTGAGCTTTTCTAATAACTCTAGCTACAGGTACGTTAGTGGCAGCTTCAATTACGTTACCAACAACATCTAGTGCTGGGTTATCTACATCAAATCCCATTTTTTCAGAAACTCCTTCATTAAACTCTTTACTGTAGACAGCTTTCATTATCTTTCTAATTTTGCTACCTATAGGTGGTGATAACTGAACTAGCTCTAAACCTACTTTAGATAACTCTCTCTTACCATAAGGCTTCTCACTCTCCTCGTAATACTTCATAATAGTATTCTTAATAGTAGAAGCCATAGCACCGTAAACACCTGTACCTCTTAGTATAGTATCTAAAGCACCGTTAGCAACTCTAGTAACTTTAGTTTTAGTTTTCTCTTCTTCTTCATCACCACCAAACATTAAGAAAGCTAAACCACTTTGTAAGCTACCGAATATAACGTTTTGCATAGCGCCGTAATACATTATCCTAGACACGTGAGCTTTCCAATCACCTCTACCGTTAACTAAATCAGATATAGCTTTCTTAGTTAGTCTAGTGTATTGCATTGGTGTATTTTGCCAAGCTAATATTAATCTACCTAAAACACCTGCTTGTTGTTGAGATATAAGATCAGGTCTAGAAGACTGCTGAGTTTCTTCTGCTATCTCTTGAAAGTCTTCAAATGCTTTTGCCTCAGCATCTTTTTTATTCATACCTTCTTTAAGGTATTTCTTTATTTTATTTCTGTAGAACGTAGCACCACCAGAAGCTATAGCAAAACTATCTGCTATTTGCGTAGGTGTAAAACCTATTTGCAACAAGTATCTAACAGCTGCTTTGTATTTATCTTTAGGTCCACTCTTAGCTATAGTGTTAGTAAGCTCAGATAAGTTTACATCAATAGACATACCGGCTCTACGTTGCTTTAACATGTCTGAGTTAAATAGTGTCATGAAGTCTGACCAGTATTGTTTTTGATTAGCAAACGCAGCTGCAGCTTTAAATATATTATTATCATTCCAGTTTACAAAGTTAACAGTAGATAATGTTTGTAGCACAGCTGATCTAGCGTTGAAGAACATTACAGCACCTACAGATCCGTTTATCCAATCTAAAAAACCGTTTACTGTTTTGTCTTTACTACCTGTTAACCTGTTAGTACCAGTTTCCATTCTCTGAAGCATGTTCTCTAGTGCATCTCTAAAGTCTGTACCGTACACAGCTTCTATTTTGTTCATGTTCTCAGGAGAGAATATAACGTTTTTATTTTCAAGCCACTCAGCTAAAAAGTCAGCTCTATTAACCTTACTAGTCTGCTCATTTAAATCAGAGGCTATACTACCAACTGTCCAGTTTTCTGTTGGCTTCACATAACCGTCTTCAGCTCTAGATATAACACCAATTTTATCTGCTAAAGCTGAAAGCTCTGGGTTAGTACGCACCACGTCAGATAACTGAGCTATTTCTAATGGAGATAAACCTGGTACATCTATACCGTTTTTATTCCATAAGTAAACTCTAACAGCGTCACCTCTTGTAAACGCTGTATCACCTACAGTATCATTAAGAGTTTTCATTAATGCTTTATGAGTTTTTCTAAGCTCAGAAAACTCATTTGCTATAACTTGCTTTGCTGTGTTTATATTTCTTATACCTTTAGAAAAAGGATCTAACAAGTGTTGTTTAAAGAAAGCCATATCAGTATCCCCTTGTTTTCCTTTACCTAAAAAGTTGTAAAGCAAACCTTTAAAATCTTCTGCTGAAGGTGGAACAAAGAATCTAAATCCACCTGCCTTAGAACCTCTAGCTCTAGCAGCAGCATCAGAGAATATTTTATCTTTAGGTACACCAGTATTTCTTTGTAGCATTTCGTTAAACTGTATACCACCTTCTTTGCTAAACTTCATTTTAGCTTGAACAACCTTAGACTTAATATCTAAAGCATCTAATACTTGCTTAACAGCTTTAACGTTGGGCATAGCGTCGTCAACAAAGTACATATCGTTATAACCCTCGCTAAACTTATTAAGCATCCAGTCTGCTTTAGCAGAGCCTTCACTCTTACCTAAACCTGTTATATTTTTTAAAGGTATATTAATACCTTTAGACTTTAACCATTCATGTATAGGACCAGCGGCATCTTGCATACGAGCTGTAAGCACAAATACATTATCAGGACCGTACTTAGTTATTTGGTTTTTCATTTTCTGTAGCAGCGGTCCATCTGTACCACCTCTTACGTTTACAAAATCTGAAAAGTCAAACTCATATCCTCGTTGTGCAAGCTCTGGACCTTTAATAGGCCACTGATCAGAGCTTATCTTAACCTCTTTACCAGTAGAAGAATCTGTAGCTATTACAAAGTTTTCACCATCTATAATTAATGTTTCATCAAAGTCAAACGTTGACATACCTTTTGTTGGTGTATCTTTAGACCACATACCCGATCTTCTACCTTTCTTTAACTTCTGTAGTTTCTCTTGGGGTAAACTATCAATATCAGAGTGTATAAAGTTAGCAGCCGTAATCCAAGCTTCACCCATCACGTCTGGATTACTAGGATCTAAACTAATAAGAGGAGCTATCTCGCTTAGCTCTTGCTTAGTTAAACTTTTAACCAAAGCTAAAGTGTCTTCGTTAAAAGCTCTAGGTTGACCATCTTGTCTTTCAGTAAACTTATTACCTGACGCGTCTATTAAGTTATCTAACTTCTTATGTATAACCTGAACTGTATAGTTGTCCCACACATCATCAGTCATCTCATTGTTATTAATATAAGAATCTATTATTTTAGATGCTACAGCTTCTTTAGGTGTTCCATGTTCGTATTGGAATATCTTACCAACAGCATTTAAACCATACTTAGAAACTAAAGCTTTATAGTTAGAAGGAACTCTATCTGCGTAAGCAGCTTTTCTAAGAGGACCATTCATACTAGATCCTAAACTCATAACTAACAAACCAAAGTCACCAGCGTTAAAGCTGTCTGCGTTATTATTAACTCTACTCCAAGCTAGGTCTAATATAGTTTTGGCAACTTGCCTAGCTTCTAAAGAAGCTTTTTTTCTATCGTTAAACGCTTCAACAATGCCTTTGTTTTTAATGTCAGTAAACAAAGCTTTAGTAGACTCTTTTGGCAACGATGTTTCTAGTGTGGTTCTTGATCCATCAGGAGATACAAGCACGTATGAACCAACCTTACCCGAGGTGTCAACACTGTAGCCTTTAGGCAAACCTTTGTTTATTAAAGCTATGTAGTCTGCCTTACCTGAAGTAACTTGCTGTCTGTTTTGTCGAACTCTTTTATTACCTTTTGCATCTAGCTTAAACGATCCGTCGTTGTTTCTTTGCCATTTCAAACCGTTCTCACCGTTCCAGTTAGGCGTGTCTACAACTTTACCACCAGGTGTTTCAGCTATATATCTACCGTCACCCATCTTACCTGAACCAGCAAACGAAGATATACCGTGAGCTATCATAAGTCTAGCGGCTTCAGCCACGTTATCTGTCTGCTGTACTAAAGCTTTGGTGCTATTAACTATATGACCTCTTTGAGTATTGAGACCTTGCTTGGTGTTAGCTATTGTACCAGGATTTATAGGTTTACCTTTATCGTTTAAAGGTAATATTTTAGCTAGCATTTTTTTAACACCTTGAACGTGAGAGTTTATAGCTTTATTCTCTGTAAACACATCTAGTAAGTCTTTACCAGATATACTAGTAAACTTACCTTTAAGCGCTAAGTCTTTTTGTTTAAAATCTTGAACTTGGTTGTAAGTGTCGTTAACAAGTTTGTTTTTTTGTCTAGCAGTCATAGAGTCACCAAACACTCTATCAGCAGCTGCAGCTATATCTAAAGCGTCTAAACCACTATTAGAAACTTGTTGGTGAAACTCTTGAATATCACTTGTGCTAGCTTCTTTACTGAACACCATCTCACCTCTACCCTCACCAAGCTTTGCCATCACAGCGTCGCTAACAGATCCGCTTTGCATAGCCTGAACTCTCATTTGTTGGTTAGCTTCTAGCTGAGCCATCTGAACTACCAAAGCTCTTATGGCACCATCGTTTCTAGTGCTAGCGTCTGTAGAGCCATCAGCTTGCAGACCAAACCTACCAAGAAACTCTTGCATTGAAACATCGGTACGTTTGTTTTGAAGAGGTTTACCAGCGGCTGTAGCACCTTCAGCCATAGCTGCTCTTTCACCTTTTACGTAAAAATCACCTAGTTTAGTATTTGCAACACCAGTGGCTATACCACTACGTGTATCTCCCTCTGGTAGCAACTCAAGAAGCTGGTTATTAAAAGATCCGTCTGGATTAACAGACTTGTTGTATATTAATTGTTGCGCAGCTTTTCTTTGCTTAGTATTAAGATCTTGATCTGCTAATATTCTCAATGGGTCAACACCAAACTCTTTAGATACAGCGTCTAAAACTTTAAATAATGGACCACTTGGTTTAACATCACCAGTCTTTGTAGCCTTAAATAGTTTAGGCTTACCAGTCTTCTTGTCTATTATTGTGTTACCGTCTTTACCTTTTTTAGTTATTTTCTCTGCCGAGTTAAGAAAAGCTTTAACATCCTTATAGTTTAAACCATCTAAAGGAACTCCAGCTTCTTTTATAGCATTGTCTATAGCTGTATTAGTTTGAGCATTAAACTCTAAAACCTCTCTTGCCTTAAGTTCATTAATAACTTGTTGAGCCTCAGCTTTTCTGCCGGGTGTTAAATCAGCGTCATCTAAAGCTTCTAATGAAGAATCTCTTTGATCTTGTATAACATCGCTTAACGAAGAGCCCTCACCTATAGGTGCGTCAGCTGAAACTGTATCTGCTGCTTGGCTTTTCTTATATCTATTCATTACATCACCTTTAGCTCTGTATATAATAGATTTACCAGCACCACCTGAAACACCTGTTAGCCAGCCGAACAAACTCTTGTTTGTATCGTAGTTATAGTTTTGTAAAAACCTTCTACCCAACTCCTCCTTAACTTCTCTAGTAAAATCTCTCAAAGCTTCAGGCGGTAGGCCAAGCTCGGTCATACCTTGTTGTATAAGACCATCTAAAGCTTTACCATCCGTTATAGTAAAGTAAGCTTCAGTGCGATCTGGAGACAACTCAAAGTCTTCTGCCGACTGATGTTTAGGATTACCATCTTCTGTTTTAGTAAACTTATCAAAAGTCTGCATTAAGTCTGGGTTAGACCTTATGTTAGCTTCTACACTTTTGAAAAACTTTATTCTTGACTTAGCAGTTTGACCGTCTATTAATTTACCTTTAGCACCTTTAACGGTCATTCGAGATATAGCTCTATTAGCTTGCCCACTTTTTACTGACTTATGAAAGTCTTTTAAAAAGTTTCTAACGTCGTTAGCATTATTGAAATTCATGTCGTAACCTAAATGTTGTTGTGCAAAGTTTCTAATAATGTCTTTAAACTTTTGAACTAAACTATCGTTAAACTCAAGATCACCATCAGCCAACATCTCAGAAGCTATAGCTAACATCTCTTCTCCTCTTACATCAGAATCATAACCAGCAATTCTACTTTCGTAAATTTGTTTTGCTCTTTCAGACTTGAACTTAAGTTTATTAGATTTTAGTAAATCACCGATCTTAGATCCTAGTCTAAGTCTAGTAGCGGGATCTCCTTTTAACGTCTTGTTTAAAACAGCGTGAACAAATTCATGTGCTTTAGTAGATATTTTACCGTTAGTTAAAGCTAAAGCTTTGTTTATATAAATATTAAAACCTTTATCTGTGGGTATCATACCACCATAAGTGTTGCCCTCACCTACAGCCGCGTCAATACCTTCTTTAGATTGTCTAGCTTGCTGTAATGCCTCTAACTGTTTCTTGGCTTCAGCTCTTTCTTGAGGTGTAGAAGCTGGGTCAGATATAATTTCTTGAGCATCTGAAATCATAGAGTCAACCTCTAAAGCTTTCATCTGATCGTTAGTAACATTTGTAGATTTTATTTCTACATCGCCACCCATCTCTTTTATCTGAGCGTTAGTTTGATCTATTAAGGTTTGTTGATTAGCTTGGTGTTTTACTACATCCTTAGGCTTAACACTGTTTAGTATATCGTTCTTAGATTTTTGGTTAGCTTGATACTTCTTTATTATACTTTGACTTCTTCTTTCTTTTACTTGTGGATCTAAGTTTTTGTTGTTCTTTAATTTGTTGTACTCGTTCTTTAACTTTCTATCTGTATTGTCTATTCTAACTAAGTCAGTTTTTTGTTTATCAGAAAGTAAATCTACTCTACCTAAATCTTCTGCTATCAAGTTTTTGTTAATAGCTAATATCTGACCTATCTCATCTTGTATACTCTCTATTTGATCTACAGATAAAGAGTTTTTCTTTGTGTTTAAAGTTCTGTTTAATGTTTCTAATCTTTGTCTGTTAGCGTCTAAAGCATCTCTTGCACTAACAGATTTAAAAGGATTGTACATACTGTTAAACAGTAGAGGTGTCTTCATCGTAGAAGATATTAACGTACCGCTTACAAAAGATTCTAAGCCACCATCAAAAACGCCAATGTCTTTACCTACAACGTACTTGTCTAATATATTAGTTCCTAACGTAGCTAAAAATTCACTACCACCTTCTTCAAACATGTCTTTACCCGTGTGAAGTAGAGCGCCTGGAGTAATAACATGTTTTGATAAATAGTTAATAAAACCGCCAACACCAGCTTTTCTAGATGTACTAATACCCATTCTAAGCCCACTCTTTACATATTTCATTTGGCCAAGAGTAACTCTTTCAGATAAAGCTTCAAAAGTACCACTAGCTAAAGACACACCCATCATAGTCCAGAAGTCAGCATCATAACCATACTTACCACCTGAAGACTTAAACAGCTGCCGCTCTTCGTCCATTTGAGAAAACTTCTGACCAGCAGAACTAGCACCCATTAAAACTAAACCAGACGTCCCACCCGTTGCAGCCATTAAAGCTAGCTGAGGCACTTGCGCTGCAAACATTGTACCAAACCATTCACCGGCGTCGCTAGCGTTTTCTATGTCTTCAAAAGCGATAGCATCTTGAACTCTCTCTCTATAACTTTCCTGCCAATCATTTACAGCCTTGACACTCATGTCTCTTACGGTTGGTGTGTCGGGGTTTGCATCCCAATCAACACTTGCAAATTGACCTGTTGCAACCTTACCAGCTGTTATAACATCTCTTAAAAATGGATCTGTTATGTGTCCTTCTTCTAGTAAGTAATCAGATATTTCACCAAAAGGATTAACCATGTACGTGAACTGTTCTATACCTTGAAGTAAGTCAATGCTAGCATTCACAGCACTGTTAGTCATTTGAGTACCTAACTGATGATTCTTACCCATTAAATTAGTATACTCGCTAAACTGCTCTTCATCCATCTCTATGCCACTTAACTTTCTGCTAATAGCACCTTGTGATTTTTGAAGCATCTTAAGTTCTTCAGCATTCTGGTTATACCGATCTATATAATCTTGCTGCGCTCTTACAAGCTCTTGCATTTCAGCTTGGTCAGAGTTTATAGACTCGTTATACTGATCTACCAATAATTGTCTTTCACTGATAAGGTTATCTATTTTAGCTTGTGCATTGTCGGCTTGCTGTTGAGTTGTATATTCACCTTGAGATATTTTCTTTATCTCAGCCTCTATATTATCTATCTCTTCTGTAGATCTGTCTCTAGATTGTATCTCTTCTATTTTAGCTTGAGTACCTTCAACATCTATGTTAGCCATCAAGTCTTTTTGAACAGCTATCATATCGTTATACCTATCTTTTACTATAGCTGCCTCAGCAATAACTTTTTTCTTTTCAGTGTCTAGTGTTTTTAACTTCTCACCACTATCTCTTTCAAGCTTCTTTTGAAAATCAGTTTTAGTAAACAAGTTACCCCAAGCTCCATCTAAAGCTTCTATTTGCTTTGTTATGTTTTTCTTTAAAGTCTTATTATTAAAATCAGACTCTGTAAGACGCTTAGTAATATCAACTACTTGCTCGTCGTTGTTTTGTATGCCATCATAAATACTTTGAAGATTAATATCACCTTTTGATATTTCAGATATATCTTGAGTAGCCATCAACTCTTTGACCTCTTGACTATTTAAACCAACTTCCTCGGCGTATCTGCGTTTAGCTAATATCATTTTAGCCACGTCAAAATTGTTTCTAGAGGTATTGTTTTTTAAAGTCTCTCTTAAAGTAGAAGGTCTAGGTATACCTAATTCTTTATATCTTTTATTAACACGATCTTCAAGCTTACCTATTAATCCAGCACCTTCATAACCACTAACGCCTTCTTTTAACATTAACCTACGCTCTTCTTCTTTGATTTCACTTTCTCGAGCATAATCTTCAGCCGTAAAAGCATCAACTACAGCTTTATCGTTAAGCATTTTGTTAACAACTTCAGAAGCTTTACCTTTGTTTTTTGATCTTTGATCTACAGTAAGTTCAGTAGCATCAGCCATACCTTCAGCTGCATCATCACCTACATATGAAGCATGCTCCTTTAGAAACGCATTTAATTTAGCTGCAGACTTTGCGTCGTTGCTTTCAAAAAAGTTGTCAACATCTACAGATAGTTCTGCACCATCTTTAGATTTAACTTTTATTGAGTCACCCCAACTAGAGTCTTCCTCGAAAGTAAAACCATACTTAGAATAAGTTTCTTGAAGTTGATTTAAAGAACCGTCATCATCAAACAAACCAAAGAAGGATATGTCACTTTCATCCGTACCCATTAGTTCAGTACTAACCTCTGGCATTTCATCTAAAGCTTTTTCTTTGTCCCTTAATCTTTTTTCTTCTAATATTTTTATAGCCTCTCCATGTTCAGGGTCTTCTTCGTTAACAGGTATAGACTCACCCTCTCCAACTCTAGACCAACCAGTCTCATAGTTGTAACCATAGTTATCCATGTCTAACAAAGGCAGTTCAGCCTCTTGTCTAGCCATGTTTAAATCATCAAATTGTTTTAAGTGGGGATTTTGCTCGTCTTCTTCTATTAACTCTTCTGATATAGACTTAGCGTCTTGAGAGTCCGACGAACCAGTTTCCGATAGTGATTCCGATGCTGTAGTTGTTTGCTCTGCAGTCGCATCCTCTACAGAGCTTTGTGTGTTTCCCTGCTCACCACCTACTAGTTGAGCGTTTGGATTATCTTTTAACCATTGCTGTCCTTGCTCTGATTCTACGTTAACATTGTACTCCGTAGGATCATTAGGAAGCTTGTACTTCTGTCTTGCCATTACTGTTTCGTTAGTTACCCGTTATTAAAAATTTACCCTATATCTACGCTTTTAACGTTGTTATTTGCAGCGCCTGGGTTAGCGGCGTTATATTGTTCTACAACAACACTGTGTTGCTTATGCCAAGTCTGTGACATAATATCTGTATAGTAAGTTGTTAACATCTCTTCTCTCTCTGCCTTCATGTCACCAGACGTTAGAAACTTTCTTAATATAGACTCTTGGTCTTGAGAAGTTAAAGCATCAGACCCAATTACACCATCTGGATTTTCTTCTCCAGCTGCTCTTTCTATTTCAAAAGCTTCTTCAGGACTTATACCTAACTGAGCGTATGTTACGTTTGCTAACATACCAGATCCCATTAAATCGTTTTTAAAAGATCTACCATCTATTAGCTCATCGTACATTAATGATAGCTTCTTGTCAGAGTTGTTAATTATTTGTTTAACTTTGTTTTTAGCAGAGCCAATGTCAAACTTAGCATCGTGCTTAGACTCGTCAGCTAAATCTGTCATAGTGTTTTGTAGGGTTAGTAGTTCAGCTTGACTTGCTTGATCTACTCTAAACCTATCAGACATTGCCATAGCTTCTTCTGCTCCCATGTATTCATACTCACCAGTTTCTTCGTTAAGACTACCTCTTAAACCTATTTTAGATCCAACAACCTCACCAGCATCGTTAATATCATCACTTATATTAAATGAATCTTTAGCGGTATGCCCACCTAATATATTTTTTTCATTAGCGTAAGCTTCGTCTTGTAGTGCAGAAGAGTAACCATCGGTATTAAAAGGTTTACCTTCTCCGTTGGCGTTAACTAGTAAAGATGCGTTATCAGTAGAATATTGTTTTATACCATCAACTTGTTGAGTTCTTTTTTGTAACTCGTTCATAGCCATCTGTCTTTCTTTCGGACTACCGTTTATAAACTTGCTTTTTAAATCACCGTTTATATTGTCATATAATGCTCCATAGTTTTCGTTACTAAAGTCACCGTCAGCGGCAAGTATAGCATTAGCGTTACCTGTAGTTTCTTTCTCCCACTTAGCCTCTAGTCTTTTCTTTTCAATTAAAGCTTGTTGCTCTAAAGCTTCGGCTTCAGATGTAGCCTGCTTCTGCATCTTTGCTTGCTCAGCTTGTTGCTTTTGCTGAGCCACTTCTTTTTTCTTTGCAGAGTTCGCTATTTGCTTATTAAGATTATTAAATAATTCTTTTCTAGCTTTATCTACTGGACCACCATAATATTTACTAGCGTCCCTGGCTCCTTGTACTAACGTTGCATCTGCTGCCATTATTTAATACTTTTAAATTCTACATCTATCTTAGAGTAGTCTATCATTTCGTATCCACTTTCATGTTTAGTAACTACATCTCTAGGTACCTCATCTGACATAGCGCCCTGGAACTTACCTTCACCAAATTTCTTGTCTTTATACTCAAACACGTATATACCTATACCGCTAGGCGAGCTACCTATTAATTCTATGTTTTTCTTTGCTCTTCTATCTGAAAGACCAGCTAAAGAACTTACACCACTACTAAGAGCTTCCATTTGAGCTGCTTCATATCCAGCTGTTCTCTCTTGAGCTCCAGCGTAAGCTTGTTGATCCATGCCCAACAGAGTAGACTGTTTGTCCATTTCTCTTTGCTGAGCTGTTTGTTCACCTGTAGCTATTTGAGTAGCGACATCCTGAGCTCCTTTAGCTTCCTGTGTTTGTAACCTACCAGCTTCCGCTGCCATCTTAGCTTGATTAGCTGATTCTTGTTGACCAATACTAGCTGATGCTTGCTGTGAGGCTAACTGACCAGACTGAGCCATTTGTTGTGCTAGCGCAGCTATACCACTACCACCAGCAGCTCCACTCATTTGATCCATTATGTTAGCTCTTTGCTGTTGACCTTGCTGGTTCATCATTTGAGCTTCTTGCTGATTAACAGTAAGATCCTCCATAGTATTCTCCAGTCCAGCAAACTGATTAGTCATGCCAGCAAAGGGATTACTAGTGTCAGTGGCTTCAAATGCTGCTCTTGATTTAGCCATTTGAGCCTTAGCCTTAGCTTCTTGACGTTCAGCTTGCTTTTTCTTTTTTCTATTACTAAAGTAACTTACACCTGCACCGGCTAACCCGACACCAACTGCTATAAAACTCATATTATTCTATTTTTAAATTAACTTTTTTTAACACCTCTATAGCATCGCAATCAGGTGGTAAGTCTTCATACTTAGCACAGACAACTTCTTCTTCAACTTCTTTTATCGATGTGTTCTCTGTTGCATGCACAGTAATAAAAACACACTCTTCATGAGTGTATATAGCTCTTTTAGTACCTGGCTTTGTAACACCTTGATAAGGAGCTTCAATAGTATCTATGCCTTCTTCTGTTAATATAGACATACTACCTTTCATTAAAAAAAACGGGTGTTCTTTTTTATGAATCTTAGTTACTATTAAATGATTAGCAGGGTTGTATATTTCTCTTATATAACAACCACCTGCAAATGTATGCTTAACTGGGTTTGCTTTATGTAACTCACCATTACTCATACCATGTTCTAGTAAATTATTTTCAAGCTCCACCATTTTCTCTCTAAACTCTTTTCTTCTTCTTATTTCTAAACCTATTTCCCAAGCTTCATCAAAATCAAAAGAATGTTTCAAGCCAAACTTTTCAGTCATTTCATAAAACTGAGCTTTGCTTTCTTCTTTAGTTAAAGGCTTTTCTCTAACCTGTTTATCTATTTTGTCTTTCATAAAATTACATTAAATTCATTACTATAATCACAGTTATAGATTTTTATTTACTACTCTCAAACACTTCACAACTAATAGAAAATATCTCACTTTTTATTTTTGAGTTATTAACCACTTTTGCTTTAGCAAAGTACCCCAGGGGTGAAGACATATTTACAGCGTTGTCTTTACTAAAAAGTATTAAACTTTGATTAGGGGTAGGTTGTACTACGTTACCAGATACTAAAACCTTTATAGAGTATTTTGTTATGTTATTAGATGTAGTTATTATTATATCTGTTATAGGTCCAAGTTCTATTATATCAGAATTTTGACCCTGCATTCCAAAATCATAAAGCGGAGGTGATGTTGAGTTTACAAAATAAGCAGTATCACCAACTTGAGCTGAAGTGTTTATATCATTTGAAAATGTTAATGTAAGAGTAGGCATATTTTTTGTTATTAAGATTCAATAAATATTTCTTTAAAATCAATACTCAACATCTGGGTTTGTTTACCATATTTTATCAATCTAACCTGAATATCTATAGTGCAATCAGTAACAGCGTTATCTTGTAAACCATTACCAATATGTGCTCTAGCCTGTATAGTATATTCCTCTCCGTTATTTTTTATTGATTTAGTAAAAAACTTAGAAGGTATAGAGTAGTAAGCAACGGTTGTTCCATCAGCAGCGTACTTAGGTGTTAGTACACTTGTATTTAGTGAGAAAGTAGCACCACCTTTTCTTTGTCTAAATTGAAAGCTTTTAGTTTCTCCAGACTTAGATAATGGTTTAGCACCATACCTATTGTTAGCTAAAACCCCTGAAGTTCCACCAAAAGGTTTAGCATCTGTGACAGTATAATTTGCTATTGGTGAAGCACCTGCATGAGTGTAAGCATTAAATTTAACGCCAACTGGAGGGTATTGATAATATTTATTTACTAACGTAACGCCTACATTTGAGGTTTTATTTGACTCTTGCACAGCTGGTCTATGAAGTACTCCACCGTCATTTAATGCTGATTTCAATATGCTTGTATTCAAACTAGCCGCCAAGTGTAGTTCAAAAACTTTAAACGCGTCTCGAGATTCTAATCTTTTTATTTCGGGTAAATTAATTGTATAAGCGCCGGACTTAGGCAATTTAATTCTACCTATTGGCATACCGCTAACTACACCTCCATTAAGTATGCTAGAAGTTATATCGGCTGTCGCATACCCACCTGATTTGCTTAAACCTGTTTGTGCTGTATCCGAGTCATTGATTCCAGATTCAACTTCCTTAAGCATTACTTCAAACTCAGCACCGTAATCCCCTAATATAGTAATCTCACCTTTACCTTCACCAATACCCTCTGATGGTATTAGATTATTAGACTTACTGCCACTAAGTTTGTTAAAGTTAGTTATAATATTTCTTATAGCATAAGATTCTGTTTTATTAATTGTATTATAAGATGTAAATCTACTAGGCGCAACACCAGTATCGACATCAAGTGAATACAATCTTGTGTACCATCCTTGATAACACGTGTAATTTAAATTCCAAAAATAACCCTGTAAAGTATTGTTCCAATATCCACCATTTCTAGGCCCGGTTACGCTATCATCAAATCCCAACATAAATCCTTCGAACGGGTGCGCTGGATCTGTAATTAAAGCTGGCTCACCGTGCTCGTCAAGCGGATGTTCACTATTAAAAAGATCACTACTATCAGAGTCAAAATGCTCATACATTGACAAAGGATTGTCAGGTTTTAAACCATTAAAATTTTCCGTAAAAACTAAATCATAACTAATTCCAGTTACTACAGTTGTATATTCACCAGAGTAAGATCCTCCGTATCTATTACCACTAACTGTATTTGTGAATGTAACGTTTTGTTGAGAAAACTTGTTTGGATAGTTATCATTAATGTAAGTATCTCTCTTTATAACGTTATCATGTCCCAGTACTTTTACGCATTTTGTAGGGTTAGTATCAAAATCGTCAGTACCACCTACTTTTGCAAAACCAAAAACTAATTGAGTACCTGGGTTTGGCTCAACAGAACTTTGTAAGAAAGGCCTAATTTGATTTTTACTGTTCCACTCTAATGGATATTCTAAATCAAAGCTGCAGGTTATATTAGCTAATATTTTTGGTACAGCTGTTTGTTCAGCAATATTAACTTCTACATCTGTAGTAAAATAATGTATATAAGCCATATGATTAAAACCTGAAAGGTAACCGTAAGAAGTATTTTCTCCATCTAAACTTAATGAAATTGCATTACCTGGTCCAGCTTGTTGAGGACTTTTATATCGTTGGTTTCCAAAATCATTAGTTATATTGTCATGTAATGAAGCACCGTAATAAACAACACCTTCTGCTGGTACTACAGTAAAATTACTTGGCCTAGGTCGTTGATTATCGCCTGGTGAGTTTGTACATGGTTCTAAAAAAGCTATGGTGACTCTTCTAGTTTCTATGTTTAAATTATTCCAACTTTTGTTGTAAAAATCTAACTGAAGAGTCATATCGCTGGTAGGCACATAAGAACTATTAAGTTTTATTTCTGCTTTAACCTTATTACCCTCAACCCAAGCGTTGCTAGGTTCATCAGCGGCTGGGTTAGTGTTAGTAAATCTCACACCTTGTGTAAAACCATCGGTATTTTGACTAACCATTAACCAATCGCTTGGATTGTGATTAAACAATTCAGGATGGTTGCTGTATGTTGCTAACGTCTTGTTTTCAAAATCTGTTGCATTAATAGCGAAACCATCATCAGGTATTATCATCAACTCAACTATAGTACTTGGAAGAGCAACACCACCGCTTAAAGTAATTGTGTTTGGAACAACTGTCTTACAGTGTGTTAAAAGTTCATCGTGCGGATCAGTGGACTGTGTCCATACTCCATCAATTTCTATAAAATGTGGCATATGTTTTTATATTAATTTCCGTCATCGGGACTGTGTGTTCCCATCTCTGTTATTGTTATATCCCATGAAGTATACTCGCAAGATCCATCATCAACATTTGCATCAGGATTATAATTGTCTGCGTCTGGATCCGTACATCCCTCAATGTCAAATACGCATCTGCAAACAGGGTCGTAATTATTCCAGAAATTTATTGGATCATCATTATATACGGCGAAAACGTCTGATGGCATGTTCGCGAAGTTGATAATGTTACTAGGTGTAGCATCTTGTCCAGCTTCTACAAACCAAAAATATTGGTTTAATTGATCCGTATCTGAGCAACCAGTCGTGTTTGCGAGTGGATTAAAGTTAATAGCATCTATATCCATACAACCTGTAATTACTGGTATACAACAAGCATCTTCTACACCAACAGCGCTTTGCCAGTTAGCTGGATGTATTTCTTCACAGAACTCTTGTGTGTCGGCTAACGGGTCGTAATTCCAAGCATCTGGATCCATACATCCCGAGTTGTAAACACACACGTTTGCAAATGGATTACCTTCACTAGCTTCTGAATTCCAATTAAGAGCTATAGGATCAGTACACCCATCAACATGAGGTATACATGTACCATCATCTTCTTGAGCTAGTGGATCATAGTTTTGAGCTGTAGGATCCATACAGCCATAAGCAGTGTAAGTACAACAGTCAGCACAAGCAACAGTAGCATTAACATCGTAGTTGTTAGCCAAAGAATCCATGCAACCAACTTTTACTTCTTCTTGAAACTCGCAAGAACCATCATCAACGTTAGCATTTGGATTATAATTTATTGCATTTACATCCATGCATCCCTCAATTACTTCAACACAAGAACCATCATCTATGGTAGCAGCACTATTAAAGTTAAATGCGTTAGGATCTGTACAACCGCTTATATCGTAATTACAGTCGTTTGAACTAACTGTAGCCTCTGGGTTATAGTTTGCCGCTAAAGGATCCATACATCCAACAACTTGAGGTATACTTATTGAACTTACCATACCTATACCCTGCACTGTAAACTCAGAAGTATCTAAATTTTCTAAAGTAGTAGGTATGCCATTTATATTACTAAACCACTTACCTTCTTTGTTTATAAATTCTAAAACAGAAGACTCTTGAAGATCGGTATTAAAACTCTCTACAAACCAACCGTCTTTACTGTGCCAGTTGTAGTACTCATTATCTCCAACGTAACCAAGACTATTACCACTAGCGTCTAACGCTAAATGGCCAGTGTAACCCCACTCAGTTATTTTAGCTTGATCACCCTCGTAATTCATAGCTGTAAAACCTTTTATAGCCCCAGGGTTTTCATTAAATAATATATCTATAGTAGAGTTGTATTGCTCACCATAAAAATTATTTGCTGGTACAACTAATCCTTCAAACCCACTGCTATTAATTGTTACATCTTTATTATGATGTGACCAAACGCTACCGTTAGCGGCGGTTATATATTCGGCGTTAATAGATAAACCAGTGTCTGGCACGAATGATTTAAAACTTGGCCAACCTTTAGTTTTTTCGTTAAAAGATACAGTGGTGCTTGTTAAACCTTCATTTGATCTTAAATACGGGTCACGGTATTTAATAGTTAAATTATATTCGCCTTTTACCTCATCAAAAGTACCAATCAACTGATCAGCGTGTTTTAAGTTATCTCTAAAGTAACTTGACATACCAACGTCGGATATTGGTGTTAAACCATCTTGTGATAATCTAAGAACTTTACCTCGCTGCTTGTCTGTAAAATACATTCTATAAGCGTCAAAAGCTAAAGACTCTGGATTTGAAGATATACCATAATCACCAGCAAATGCCTTAGCATTACCCAACACAACATTAGAAGCGGTAACATTAGAACTACCGTCTGCATTGTATAAAGCGTCTTTGTTGGCTAGTATTTGTAATACTTTATCTTCACAAAATGTAACTAAATTAGTGTCTCTAGTCTTTAAAGCTTGTATAGACCCATATAGAGGATTTAAGTCTTTAGTTATAGCTTCAGCCATATTGAACTCGTTAAGCTTATTAACACCACTTGTAGAGTTGTATATTCCTGACCATATTAAACCACCACTTCTTCTTTCTCTTCTATAATCTTCTAACCCAGTAGAAACTTTACACCCATTATCTATTTGAGGCGCGTTGAAATCATCTCGTATCCTATCAGACTCTAATCCATTCCCAAATGAATAACAGTTAAACCAAGGTAAAGTAGTTTTGTTATTGTAAACATTTTGATTTAATCTATAATAACCAGTCACCTCTCTAAATGTTATATCAAAACTACCACTCTCTAAAACCTGTTGTTCACTGTAACCACAGTTATGCCAATATATAGTCGTGTAAGTACTACCAATGTCTATACCTGGAGTTGGACCGGCTGCAGTCTTAGTGAAAGTTCCTTTGAGTATGCTTAAATCTGAAGATGTTATTTCCCAAATCTTACCATCATCACTATTAAAATCGTCAGGTAAAGATGCTGTAAGTAGCTCTATAGTACTTTGACCATCAAAATTAGCCACAGTACATTGCAATGTGTATCTTGATGACTTTTCATAAGAAGCTGGGTTAAACGGGTATTCAACTTCCTGCTCTTCCACCATGGCACCAATAGTGCCAAAGCCCGTATCAACATCAACATAAACATTTTCTATAGCAGTGTAAGCTTCTTGATTGATGTATGATGTTATTGGTTTGTAGTAGTCTATAACTTTAGCTCTAGTCACGGAGCCATCCAATCTGTTAAAACTTAACTCATCTCCAATAGCTATAGGATAACGAGTAACATTATCCACGTCATCTGCTTGACCTAACCCTACAACATCTCTAATAGCGTATCTAACTGTTGGGGTAGCTGTAACAGCATCATCAACATAGCAATAATCTAAATTTACCGGTGTCATTTCAGCGTCTAATCTTTCAGACGTAACTGGAGTATTGCTAGGCGCAAATGATTGTATATTAGAATTGTTTAACTTTAAAGGTAAAGCACTAGTTGCTTCATAGTATAAATCTAATCCTACGTCTTCTTTAGGTTCAGTTTCCCATATAGCATTACCAACACTAGTTTGTAATACATCAGTATTGTCGTAACTAGATTGTACAATTTCTATATAAGTCATAGTAGTACCGTCATGTCTTAAGGCTGATCTAGGGTCCCAATAATCTAAATCTAAACCTTTAGTGTAATCGTCATACCTAGAGAAGTATAGTTTAAATGTACCACGCTTACACACGTTACTCCAGTTAGCACCTTCATAACATTCATGGCAATATGAGTTACCACCCGAGTGTTGTCCACCATAATTAGAGCTTGCCAACCCAAAACCACTTTCTCCAATATCAGTACCTCTAACTACATATATAGTAGGTTCACCTGTGTACTGTCCATCACCATTACCTACTCCACCGCCGGGGTCAGATTTGAATCTAAACAGAGTACCTTCTTGTTGTAAGGCATCACGAAAAGCTAAAGTTTCCTCATCCCACGTGTCATCTCTCATTGCTGAAAAAGATATATGATTGACACCATCATCTACACTAAAAGGAGCAGCGTTACCGATAGCATTCATAGGACCACTAATCTCTCCACAGGGTTGATCGTTTGTTTTATTCCAGTTTGACCCATCTATAAACCACTTTGAAGAACCTTGTGGATTGTTATTCCAATACCATTTCCAAAACCCTTTAGTATTAGAAGCGCCTTCACCGCCATCGTCTCGAGCAAGCATATACCCATTCTGTATATTATGAGCATTGTTAGCGTTTGACCAGTCACCAAGCGCGTTACCTTCTCCCCAATTGTTTAATGAGGTGGCACATGTACTATAGTTGATGTCTGCAATAGTAGCGTCACCTTGAGAAGGTGGGGCGTAGTCACCTTGGTATTTAGCCCAACTAGCTGGGTTTTTACCGTCAGATCTTGTACTATCTACATAACCAATTTTATATGAAGATACTGTTTTATATGACGAGGTTGCCACGTTAGTGCCTAAGATAGTGTTAGTTAACGTAGCATCTTTAAATACTTTTACGAAGAATCTACCCTCAAACTCTGGTCTGTTTTCTTCTACTGAATCTCTAACCTCTACGCTAACAGTTAAACCTGTACTAGTACCGAAGTTAATATCACCCGACATATCAGCTGTTGGACCAAAAGACCCAACAACAGTTATAGATCTGTTTGCATCGTGCAGTCTAGCTATTCTAACCCATTTAGAAAATCTTGTAACACCAGCTAGGGTACCAACTATTCTAGCCCATCCAACACCTTCAAATTTATAATCTTTAAAGGTATTATCATAAGCATCCCATGATTCACATTGAACACCTAAACTATTACTTAGATCAACACCAGAATCGCTGGACAGCGCTTCAAGACCTATAATTCTGTTAGTACTCTTTATAAATCTAGGAGCTTCGTTTGATATTGCTAATATCTTATATCTAGCGTCTTCCTCTACAGGATCCTCACTACCGTGTTTATTTTTTAAAGTTAGATATGTTTCTATATCTACTTTGTTTCTATCAGAAGATTGAAAAGATAACCATATATTACCATCTTCAGCTGGATACCATCTATCCATAACTAAATTGTAATACTCATTGCTGGTTTCTTTTATATAATACTTATAATACTCGATCCAGTTATCAGGATTACCATCCCAATTTAACTCAGCACTAATCTTATTTACTTTAAATGAAACATTTTTAGGTACAAAAATACTATCAGGAAATGTTTGGTCTGCATAATCATTAGAAACTTCTTCCAGCGCTTGAGTATAAGCACCACCACCATTACCAATAACCTTACCACCAATACCCATTACTGGTGTTTCTCTACCATACTTATCACCAAATACAACTCCAACTTTGTATCTCCTAAGAGATTTTATAGATTTTATAGGGCTTAAATCTGTTGGGTGATCAGTAGATTCAATAGTAGAATGTACAAATACCTTTGATAAAGTATCATAGTTCTGCTCGTAGTTTGCAAAAACAACTCTATTGCCAGTAACCTCTTGAGCTTTAGCTGTTATTGGTACGTTATCCCAAGCTCTCAATGTTTGAGAAGATGGGAGAGTTTTATGTATCATTTCAGTAGTTATATCTACAACACCTGAATTACCACTACCCTCAGCGTTGTCATTCCACTCTTCGTCATAACCTCTTCTTATAGACTTTACTACATAAACATTTGGAGATACAGTATCTTTAAATAAAATGTCAACAGCAATAACATCATCTGGTCTTTGAAAATCTTCTACAATAAAGTCTGTTATTTGTAAACTTCTCATAGTGTTTACCATACCTAAATTGTAACCCTTTGTAGGTAAGTAATCAAACTTGCTGGGTATAAAAGCTAACTCAGACCACGGCGAAAAAGAAGAATATTCTCCATCTTGATACTTGTATCTATAACCAAATCTACCAAACGTAGTTTCAAATATAGATTTCTTTTGAACAATTTCTATATCCCACTCTAAATGACTACTATTTATTTCATCATCTATTTTAATTATTTGCACTCTGTGAACTCCAGAGGAAAGAACTTGCGTTACCTTAGCCGTTACAACTAAAGGTTCAGTAGTGCAAGTAAATTGTAGTGTTTGTCCTATACTAAACGAATCTCCATTTGCTATACAAGAGGTGTTTAATGAATCTCCATTCTCATTAAAAGTATCAAGTTTAACGTAGTCATCTACACCTGGTAAACTTTCTCCGTCCTCTAAAACCCAATTAAAAACACAGGAAGAAGAATAAGACGCTCCTTTTCCACCTTCAAATTGAGACATTATCAATTTAGGCGCAGTCCTAGGGGCTCTTCTAATAAGAGTTATATGTTCCTCTTTATAAGCGCTATCTGTAGATTTGTCTATATATTCTAGTTGTATTAAACTATTTGTTGTTGTTGTTGGGTTGTCTATAAATAAATCTGAGTGGCGAGTAAAAAATGCTGACTCTTTTAATCTATCTAAATTTATTTTTCTAGGCTCATTTATATTATCAGTCCATAATAATAAATTATTTACAATATTTATACCTGATATATAATGAGAGTGTGGTTGTGAAAACCTTAAAACCTTTTCAGATGTAAATACAAAATAAGCAGCGCTCTCTAAATTTCCTACAACATATCTATCAAACCAAATCGTATTAGTGTTAGAATCAAACTCTCTAACAATAACACTTTCAGACATTCCATTTAAAGTATTATAAGCGCTCATGTCTGTACCTATAATTGACATGCTAGCAGCGTTTAATACGTTTATACTCATGCCAGGTCTAACATAGCCCGATAAACTACTAGACACAACTATATGATCATAACTAGCATACTGGCTACCTATGTCGTTTAAAGGTATATCACCCACTACTTCACTAGCTGGTATTTCAACTCTAAATATATCAGTAAACACTGGAAACAACTTCTTACTATCACTGTTATATTTTATAATCATGTCCTTATAGACCCTAACACTTGGTTCGGCTGTTTGATCTATACTTGTAACCGTAGGTGACGCTACAAAAAAGTAAGAGTTGTTAGTTTTTTCATCTGAAATACATCCCACAAAATAACTTTTTTCACCATCACTGTTTACAGTGGGCTCTATAGGATTTCTAGCTTTGTCATACGATAATCTTTCTAAAGTACCGTATAGGTTTTGAGCAGCACCTATATCGTTTCCATCAGAAGTTCTAACCTCTATATTTAAAGCGTCTCTATACTCACCTTGAGGAACTAGTCTTTCGTCTAGATCCTTATTCATTTTACCGGCTTGAAACGTGTGTTTAATCTCTGGCATAAACTATTACTTAATAGGTTTACTAATCCCTTTTAATATTTGAGTAAACTCTTCCATTTTAATATTGGAAAGCCTTATCTTTGCTTTTCTAGTTTCTGCAAACTTTTCTCTTTTAAATCTTTGAACTATACCTTCTGGTATTCCAGCTCTACTAGATATTAATCCGTACATAATATGTTTGTATACGGCTTCTTCACAAAACTTATGTACTATCATCTCAGCATCAGTACCTAAGCCATCACTAATATATTTTAAAGTTATCGTTTCTCCTGAAAGATCGGAACTAAAGTGAATAAATCCAGTTGATTGATCTATATAAAATGTTCCGTTATTTTGAGCATGCTGAGGATCAAGCCCATATCTTCTACCTCTATTGTCAAACCTCATATGATCAGCGGCATCATAATCCATATTGTCATTATGCGTGGGTATAGAGCTAAATCTTCTACGCGTATCTGAAGTGCGCGGGTCTGTGCCTCCATCGCTTTGTCTGCCTAAGCTACCGTCATCCTCAAATATATATACTCCAGAGTTTGTATTTTGATTTATAGGAAAAGGGTTTGAAGTTTTACCTGTAGGATATATAGGTTTTTCTATACCATTAGGATCTACTCTAACTATTTTAGTATAGTTAACATAATCCTGTGGTAAAGGCATTGCTAGTGTTGCCGGTACCTCTTGTTCAAAAGCTTTATGAGAACGAAGAACATCGTATGATAGTTCTTGTATAGCTCTCATACCATGAAACTGAACGTCTGTCTTGTTAACCGTAGTTAGTATTTTACTATCACCAACGTACACTACCATAAAAGCATCTATTATTTCGTCTAACGAAACAAATTGATAATTACCTCTATTAGTACCTGCGTAATAACTTTGTTGAGTTGTACCGTTTAATGCTCCCATAGTTATCTATTTTTTTTAGCTTCGTTCATTTGTTCATTTCTTATAGCAACTTCAGATAAACCTGGTTTATTAATTACTATACCCGCGAGCTCTAATATTTTGTTTACTAAAGAACTTTCTTCACTAGAATGTAAATCAAAGTTGTTAGAAGAAGAAGCATTGTATAATGCTTTACCGTTAACAACAACATACCCCCACTTAGGGTCAGACGGTTTTTTTATATAATCAACTTCTACATTATTAACACTAAAATGAGGTAGCGAGTCGGTTGCGGTCCAAGTATTGTGAGGATATAATCTTATATGACTACTTATGCTTGATCCAGTATGTGTACCTGGTCTAGTATAAACAGGGTGACTAATCCTAGGTTTTGTTTTATAGTTACCTTGAGAGTTATGAAAATCTTCAGTACTTATTGGAGATATAATTCTGTGTCCACCAGTATTGGCATAATAAACATTACCTAAATAATATAAGTCATCTGGAAGTTTAAATTCCCAAGAGTCAGAGTCGGTACCATCTTGGACAGTTCCTTTGTATATTTTAAATGGACCTATCTTGTCGTTCATTATATCTCGTTTGTTACCTATATTAATGTCAAGATTTGGCTGTATAGCCGCTTCTCTAATATCGCCAAAATAAGAATTAAAAATATCCATTTGAGCTGTATTAGCTAATAAATTAAACTCTTGAGGTGTTATATAACCTCTTTGTTCTTTATTAGACACAGTTAAAACTTTTTGATAAACGTTATCTATACTAACCATTATTTTTTTGAATTATAAGGAAATTGCTTATTTAACCAAGCCTTCCTTTTGTTGCACCCACAATCTTTAATACCCATAAAGCTGGAACTTAACTTTACTAAACTATCTATCTTAGTAGCTTTAGTAAACTTCTCTATTGAATCTCCTAGTCCTTTTGATTTCATAATATTCTTTTTTACTTTACTATAATCACACAGTATAGCAAGGAGTTAGTATAGGGTAAAAAAAATAGCCACCCGAAAGGATGGCTATTAATATTAAGTAAGTATTTATTATGCTCCAGGACCTCTATTACCAAGAGTTAATATAACTCCATGCACAGCAATACCTCTACTACTAAAAGCATTATGTAATTTTTGTCCAGTAGAATCTAGATAATGAACTTTCACTGCTTCATCGTAAACACTTGAGTTGCATATATCTTCCATAGCTTCACAAACTTCTTTAAACTTACCGCCAGTATGAATAATATCAACAGTATCAACAGACCTGTCGGCATCACCAGATTTGAATATTAATCTAGTTTTATCTACAGCAGTTTGATCATAATGTAACCCACCGCCAGCAGTATAACCTAAAGGTTCAATACCTATTAAAGATGAAGCTGGAACACATAGATCAGCACCTAAGGTAGCTATTGGTAACACAGCTGCATTAAAAGATACTTCTTCTACATAAAAGAAATCATTAGTTGTAGCAGTAATACCAGTGGCTACAGTACCAGCAGTACCCGCAGCAACATTATTACCAACAGTTACAACTTGATCACCAGAACCTACAATAAAAGCAGATGCGCTAGTTAAGTTAGTGACTTGACCAGCTTGAATATCATCTGCATTTTTATCTGCATCCCAAGCAGTTGCACTTGAGAAAAGTTCTCCAGTAACAAAATCAGTGGTGTAATCTGTTCCTCTTTTGTCATCAACAGCATCCACAGCTCTATGTAAAACTCTATAACCTAAAGTTGTTGGATCTACGCTGTCTGCTTTTACAATAGGTAGCATACCACCATTAGCGTTTGTTATAGCTGTTAAAGCCATAACATTTGAGCTTACTGATGGAGCGTTTTGAACGTAGTAACCTTTTCTTCCGAAATATAAATAAGGTGTTTTCATATTTTAATTATTTTAAGAGTCAAGAGTTACAGTTATACCTGTAATCCCACCTGGTTTAACATTCTCGATCTCGCTATAAGCTACAACAAAACCTTCTCTATTTCTCGTATTCGCTTTAGACACCATAGCATCTATTGCTTTAACTCTATTTGCTCTATCAACTTCATCACTTCCAGAAGCATCAACAGCTAAAACAATATCATCTGGTGCATCAAAATGCCCATTGTGTATTGCTTCAAAATACATAGTAGCTGCACCAGCAGCCGTACTATTCATAGCCATAAGTTGACTAGATCTGTACATGTTACCATCATCAGTCCAACTGCTGGCCACTGGGTCAGCCATGTTGAAGTACATAAAATTTGCGTCTTGTCTCATGTCTATTATTGTGTTATTTGTATGCCTGTGCAAGTGATTTGAGTACCATCATTAATGGCTTCAAACTCTTCAGCGACAACGCCGCTTGCAGTATCTACAACGGTTAATACTTTCCCTTTTCCAGGGTTTGCTGCAATTCTAGCTATAGCTCTAGCTACTTCTTTATGTATGTTTGCGGTCGCTGAAATGTTGGCATGAGTTAAAGTAATTTGATTTACTTTACCACTAGTACCATTTAGTCCAGTTAGATTAGTCGAGTCTGTGTAAAAAACTTTTGTAGTAGTAGCACTAGCTACTTGAGTACCCAAAAGATGAGACACAGGAAAACACGCAGCATCATTGGCAGCGTCTCCAGCCGTTCCAGTTTTTGCAAAATACAAGTAATTTTCTTTTTGCATTTGTCTTTTTTTAATGATTAATAAATAATTGTTTGTGAATTAAGGTTTAAAGTTTAAGGATTAAGGTTTGTGCTTATTTAGTATTAAAAAGAAACGGTTATGATAACCGCTTCTCTATATTAGTATATATCTCCATACCTTCATCAGTTTTAAACCAATGAGCTAATGCAGTATATGGATGTTCATCAAACGGGACAGTCATTAACTTTCTATTGGTAGATCCCCACATAAAATAACGTTGATCTGAAGATAGCTTTATAACTCCTTCTTCCGTAGCTTTAATACCAAAGTTCCTAAGTTGAACATTATCATCAGTAGCTAATTCTAAGAACATTTTAGGATTATTTCTAGCGAATAGTAATAAATCTCTTCTAAGCTCTTTAGAACTCATCTTAGACACATCAGATCCAATCTCAACTCTCATGATAGCTTCAGCCATATCAATATCAACATCTTTAGCTAAATTAAGAGCTTGGATTTCAAACTCTAACCAATCAAGTTCGTTTTCAGCTATGACTTTAGGTTTGTGTTCGTAATACAATTGACCTCTGTGTGGGTGATATAATGAAAGTAATTTTTGTAGTATAGTTTTTTCTTTAGGTACAAACAAAGATCCACCTCTAAATATAATATGAGATAATCTTTGATCCCCCTTCATTTCATCTACAAAACAAGTTTGTTGATTTTGACAATACTTCATCTCTCTTTCAAAACCTTTTTCCTCGTCAAACCAATATATACCAGAAGACTTAATCATTCTAGATAAAGGTCTTTTGTTACCTTTGAGGTAATATAATCTATCTTTAATTTCCCACTTAGGTTCAGTAGGTTTAGTAGGTTCTTTAGGAACTTCTACTTTAGGTGTTTCAATAACAGGTTGCTCCATCACTTCAACCACCTCTTGTTCTACTACAGTTTCTTTCACCGCAGTTTTGGTTTGTTTTTTAGCCATAATATAATATAATAAAAATTAAAAAAATAAGGTGGGGCCGAAGCCCCAACCTATATTAGTTCATTAACATAAAGTTGTTAGCACCTTGAGTAACTAAACATCTTTCTGATAACATGTGAATTTGCATAGCATCCAACGCTGATGTAGCGGCTCCAACAGATCCAGTAGTCCAAGTCTTGAACTTTCTATTATCCGTTTGTGAAGCTCTATAGCGTGTATGTAAGAAAGGACGCTTTAAGTTTTTACCAAGACTTTGGTCATAAACTGTAGACGTACCAGCAGGTATAAACACCCCTCTAATTGCACTAGCTGCATTTGCTTCGTTAATACCTCCACGAGTAGCTTTGTCGTTTAAGTATCTAAAGTCAGATTTGTAGAAGTCATAAGAACCTCTTCTGAAACCAGAGAAACCTAAGTTTAAAGCCATATCTTCGTCATTGTCGAATACTCCGTAAGAAGTACCACCAGCACCGTAAGAATTCATAGAAGCAAGCATGTCATCTATAGCAAGAGATGAAGCTCTATTTACAAACATCATGTACTCTTCAATAGCACCTTGCTTGTCAAACTCTGCTAAGATAGCGTCAAACTCAGCTAAGTCAGTAGCAGCGTTAACACCAGTAATACCAGAAGTCATATTACCCCTAGATTCAATAGCAGCAAACAAACCTTCAGTACCCACGTTTCCAGCACCACTTTCTGACCCTGCAACAAGAGCGTGACCATCAATATTAGAGTTTGCAACGTTAAGTTCACCTTCAATCATCGCCATCTCTAGATAATCAGTAAAACGAGCACGAGTGTCAGCCTCAGCCTTTAAATACCATAAGTAACCTGAAGCACCTTCTTCAGAAGTAACTTCAACCCAACCAACTCTAGCTGTATCAGAACCAGACACTTGGTAATGATCTTTTAAGATAATTGGTTTGTTAGTATAAGTCTTAAACTGAGGTTCATTAGATCCTCTTTCGTCTGTAGAAGTACCATCACCAGCAGTTAAGTAGCTCATACCTTTACCATATTCAGAACCGTAAACTAAAACAGTTGTAGTCTCAGAACCACCAACTGATGATAGACCAGCAGCGTTTAATGATGCTTCAGAATAAGGCATAACATCAATAATGTCTGTAGCTACAGCTTCGACAATACATTTAACAACACCTTCTGAGTTTGCTACAATAATAGTATCATTAACTCTAATAGGTAACTTACCAGAAGTAACCGCATTACCGTCAATGTCTTTTTCTAATTGGATTTGACCACCTGAAGCTGTACCACCAGCATTCGATTCAACGTGACCTTTAAATGAAAGGTGTAATCTACCTTGTTCAGACCATACAACTTGATCAGCTTGCATTGCCTCTTCAGCACCTATTTTTGATAAGAAACCGTTAATAGTTCTCGGTCCGAAAACTTCAGCTTCCTTCTCCATTAGGTCTGGGATGTATTGTTGCGCCCAATCATTTCCTGATCCAGCTGCAAAATCTAAGTAGTTTGAAGACAGCGCCTGCTTAATAGCGGACGGAGTTTTATTCAAACTAGCACCACCTGTAATTGCCATAATTTTTTATTTTAAAGTTATTTATTCTTTTTGATTTTAAATTTGAAATCAGAAGAATCATCGCCTAACACTCTAACTGTTGTACCACCAATAGTTTTACTACTGTGTGTACCTCTTGGGTCGACGTTAATGTTTTTGTCTCTAGCTACAGAGTCTTTGATTGCATCTGCTTTTCCTTGCTCGTAAAAATGTTGAGCTACAGCGTCAGCGTTCATTGCTGTAAATAAAGACTTGTGATAACCTTTTGCGTCAGCCATTTGATTTTTATCGTTCAAAAACTTTTGAACAAAATTGCTGAGATCGCTTTGTGTATTCTTTACGTCTCCCACGTTTTTCACGTTGTAACGATAAGTCTTATCTCCAACCTTATAGTCAAAACCTTTGAACTGGTCGTTAAATAAGTTATCTGTTTTCTTTAGAAAAACATCTTTGTTAGCTTGCGTCACTCTTTGAGTTTCCTCAGATTCCGCGTTGTATTTGTTGTAGAAATCAATAGCTTGTTGCTGCTCATTGGTAAGCTTGCTACCAGCTTTGATGTCTTCATAGTATTTAGACTTTTGCCTGTCTAAGTGGGCTTTCGCTTCGGCAACTTGCTCTTTTAAAGCGATTTTCTTTGATCTTATTGTACGCTCATCATCTGTGTCTTCATCAAAGCCAAACTTATCTTCTAATAAAAAGTTTCGTTCAGCCGCTGTTAAATGAGACTTGGTCGAGCGGTAGTATTCATCTAAAACCTCAGAGTCATCTAGTTTATCTATATCTCTGTTTAAGGTTACGTAATCGTTTATATCTCCACCAGTGTCTTCCATAAAGTCAACTAACTTTTGAATACCTTCTGGTAAAGGTTTTCCAGTTTCTATAGATTCATTTATAGCTTCTACAACTTGCTCTTCAACTTGCTGAACTTCTTGTTCGACTTCTCTTACTTCCTCTAATACTGGTACTTCTGTTTCTTGTACTTCTCCTTGCGGCTGTACTTCTTCTTGTTTTTGTGGGGTGTCGGGGGTTTCATCGCGTCCCACCACTCCTGCTGTGTCAGCTTCTGTTTCTGTAGTTTCATTTGTTGGTATTTGATCTAGGTTTATTTTAACTACACTGTCATCACCCTCGCTCATCCACGTAGGTTCACTAGTAGTTTCTTCAACTGGTTGTTCTGTAACTTCTTCCGTTACATTTTCTATTTCTTCTGACATAATAAAATATTATAAAATTAATTATTTAGGGTTAAACCTCTCTAAACCAAGGCCTCCTCCTACTACATCATTACCTGATGACTCAAAGTTTTTAAGTGATTGACCTTGTTTTATTTTTTCTTTTTTTTCTTCACGAACATCTTTACGGTCTTCCATCTGCATGTCCCTTTGGTTTTGTATTCCATTAAGTTTCATGTTAATAAACATTTCGTGATTCATTAACTCTTTCTTAACATCAGCTTCTTCTCTCAAATAAGCTAATTTCATTTGATTTTTAGTTTGCTCTAACTGCATTTGAATTTGAGCCGCTTGTTGAGCTTTTTGCATTTCTGCTTGTGCAGCTGCTTGTTGAGCTTCTTGATTTGCTTGAGACTGAGCTTGAATGTTCTGCTGCTGCATAGCTTGATCTCTTTCAAGTTTTTTCTTTCGTTTTATTTTGAGCAGTTGATTTGCTAACTTAACATTTCTAACATCACGTAAATCTATAGCGTCATCTAAGTCTATTAGTTTTTGAGCTAACGCTTGTTGTATATTATTTTCAAGAATTTGTTTTTCTTCATCATCTGGCATTAACTCTATAAATATACCAAAGTCATATAAATGCAAGTTAGACATTTCTTCTAGTGTGGCTACGTTGTGAGCTCCTATTGCCTGTATAAAAGCATTTTTAGTTGGTGAATATTCTATAATATCTGATATTCTAAGAGATAAAGACTCAGCTGTTTCGGAAGCTATTAATAGCATAGACTGTAATACATGTCTTGTCGCTGTGTTAGAGTTTGCGGCAGCTAGTTTTTGTATACCAACTAAAGCATTTTTATCTGGCGTTGAAGCGTCTCTAGATTCATTAAGCCCGGTGACATCACGGATCATTTGCAAGTAATAGTTGTAAGTCTGTATTAGACTTTGTATTTTATTACCACCTGCCCCATTCTGTATTTGTTGAATAGGTATTTTACCAGGGTTTTGATCACCTTCAGAAGTAAATGATCTACCAATAACCGAACCAGTTTGGAAGAACATGTTTAAAGCTTCTTGTGGTGAATAGTTAGTTCCGTTACCTAGATCTATCTCAGCTAAACCATCAGCATCCATGTAAACACCATCAGGCACCATGCGTGATAAAACTTGTTGCAGTTTTAAGTGAGTTAACTGTATCATATCAGCAAACCCAGTTATTCTACTTACTATAGACTCTATCTTACCTTTATACATTCTAGGCGCAACAATGCTATAGTTAGTTCTGACCTTTGTAAAGTCAGATTTATTACGCATCATATTAGGTGCCATTTGCCATCTAAGCAGTTTGTCTGTACCTAAAACTAAAACACCCTCGTATAAGCATTCAACCACTTTTTCTAACTTTGAAAAGTTACCTTCCATATCTGATGGCGGATTAAACGTGTCATCTTTCTGTATAACTCTTTCAGAGCCGCTACCAGTTTCTTTCAGCTTGTACGTGTTATTCTTGTGAGTTTTAAAGTTGAAGTACAAAACGTCAACCTTGTTATTATCTTTGCTATTGTAATTTCTACCGTGACCTTGGTAATTTCTCATAGAACTTTTAGGCCCAGTTACTAGCTCTTTAACTTCCGACTCAGTTAGTTCAGGAAATTGTTTTACTAACTCGTTTATAGGTATTTCTTTAACTTCACCTACGTAATATATATCCTCAAAATAAGGAGACTCTGTATAAGAATAAACTAAATTAGCAGGATCAACATATTCAACTTTTGCGCCTTCACTAAAATTAAAGGTAGTTTTAGTAGCGCCTATGCCTATAGTTGTTAAGTCATATAGCGCTCTTCTTTTTATTAAATCAAATCTACTACCATCCATTAAAACATTTATAGCCTGCTCTTCAGCTAACTCAACAGCTTGCTTATAATCTAGTTGCATATGTAATGCTAACTCTTCCTCTGTATCTGGTAATTTCTCAGGATCATTTTCGTAAAGATCCATGTTTAAACTTTTCTTAGCAGCTTCATTAAACTCTCTAGCTCTAATGTCTCTTAAAACAGACTCCATATATTCTGTTCTTTTACTAACGCCATAAGAGTCTTGAGAGTAAGCCTTGACTTCGTAAGATCTTTGAGCCATACCATTCACTACTATATCAACAAATTTAGGTACAATAGGTACTGGCTTCCAGTCTAGGTTTAAATAGCTTAAGTCACCGTTTATAGATAACTCATTTTTGTATTTTTGTATTGGTTGTTCTCCTCTAGCGTATAATCTTAAATTATGAAAATTACTTTGCTGCTTGTAGTATCTGTGATTATTACCAGAAAACCACTCGTGCTCTATAGCTCTAGCAACTTTTAATCCATACTCTGTTGTCATCTTCTCTAGATCGCTAACCGCTTGAGAAGGAAAATTACTTATCGCAGACTCTGCCATAATTTATTTTTTTATAATTGTTGAGTTAAATCCAGTGTTTCTATATTTTGATATTGTTAGGTTTAACGGTTGCTTTTTATATTCAGGGTTTGGTCTATACATGTGTCTGTTGCAAGCCATAACTGCTAGCCCAGAGCTTATTGAAGCATCATGCTTTGTTCTTTTATTTATATCAAACCTGCTCCAATCGTTTAATGTATCGTTAAAATACATAGTGCCATAAGTGCCATCTTCAAGTAAACCCACGTGATCGTTAACGTACATTTCAATAGCGGCTGCATGTGCTTGTTTTATATCTTCACTAGAATTTGGTATACCACCAACTTCTTTTTCCGCCGTTGAAAGCTTGTTCCAAACTTTATCAGGCCTGTTCATACTAAAACCTCTGTAACCTCTACGTCTTAAATAGTATAATAGTCTAGGCTTATTGTTCTCTGCTAATATCGGCATGCCATAAAACACTAATGCCATAAGTACATCTTCAAAAAACAGTTCAGCAGTCTGAGGTCTAGCTAAGTATTCTAAGAAAAAAGTATTAGCAGGAGCATCTTCCATACTGAACTTAGTTAAACCGTGTAAAGCTCCTTTAGATCCTTTACCATCAACAGTACCACTAATATCATAGCTGTCACAACCAAACGCACCCATATGTTCGTTACCTGGGTATTTAATACCGTTCTTCACTATAACGTTATTCTGTACATTTGCGTTAGGCACCCAGCTAACTTTAAACCTACCATTAGGCGTTGGGTTAAACACCACGCTGGTATCTTTTACTCCATTAACCCATTGAAAGTTACCAGTGTTTAAAACAGATGAGTTTCTATTACCTTCGTTATAGTCTATCTGTTCGTATATTTTAATTAAATTAAAAAGAGAGTTTTTAGTCTCATCTCTAAATGCGTGTTCTTCAGATCTAGGAAACTGTCTATAAAATTCATTTAGAGCGTCTTGATCTTCTTTTAAACCGTCAACTTCATTTTCCCAGTAGTCAACAACGCCTACGTCTATTAATTCGCCATGTGGGCCTCTTCTTCTGCTACTAGGCGTATCAAATACTGGAAGTCCATACTCGTCAATAAATCCTTCATAGTTCCATTCCATTGGGATAAACAAAGAGTATAGACCAGATTTTGTTTGACCATTTCTATTTCTTTTTGTGACATCTGAATCATTATAGAGTTTTTTAAAATTGTCACCACCTTTATCTAAAGCGTTTGACGTTGATCCCATCATACACTTACCTACTATTCTACCACCCAACCTTAAACAGGTTTTAGTTACTCGCCAGTTGTTTAATATGTTATCAGGCCTTTCCCATTTACCACTCTCATCGTGTACTAATAAAGAAAGCTTTTCACCATCATAACTGTTGTCACCTGTGTTTTTCCAGTCAATAGTAGTATCAAGTCCCTGCATGTCATCTTCAACTTCTGTTTCACGCATTTTACGTCGCGTAAACTTCTTAGCAGGTATACGATATGCTAGCTCTGACTTTGGTCTATCCATACCATCTTGTATGGGTTTAAAGAAAAAAGGATAATTAATACTTATGGGTACTACCTTATCCGTAAACATTTTCTTTGCATCAGCACCACTTTTAGAAAGCACTCCAAATCTACTATCACTTGCAAGAGTGGCTAAGTTAACGGTTTCAGCTGAACTCATAAATGAAAAACCAGAACGTCTGTTTTTTAAATAGCACATGCCATAGCAACGTTGATCTGCTTTACAAGCTTCCCAAAATATAAAGAACAGTCTGTTTGCTTCTCTAAAGTCTGGAGCGCCGACGTCAATCTTACTCCATTGTAAATACATATAGTAACTACCAGGTAGATAAGTTGGTTTACCATTATTCATAAACCAAAAACCGTTTTCTCTTCTATCAAACTCTTGGTCTATGTAAGCGTAATGCTTTTCTTTAAACTGCTTAGGATAATCCTCCCAATCAAATCTAGTTTTTATTTTCTTAAAAACATCTGGAGTTTCAAACTTTATCCACTTCTGTTCAGCTTTTTTATTAGACCAGCTAAACACGTTCTTGGGTGTTTTAGGTAAAGCTATTTTTAAACCTTGTATTTCTAATATCTCACCTATTTGACCAGACTTAGATATAACTACTACATCACTTTCTTTATCGTAACCATACTCCCACTTCTTACCCTTGTTAAGGCGGTTAATGGTGGTTAGTTTTAAAGGTTGTATTACTTTGTATAAAGACTGCTCGTACATTACTTACTCCTTCCTTCAGCAAACCCTTGAAACTTGGGCTTACTTTCTTTTGGTTTATCTAAATCCTTTAATATACGCTCTTCCTCTTCTATTCTTGACAATATTTCAAAAGCATCAAATATAGCTAGCTTTTTAGTTGCTGCTGCATTTTTTAATCTATCGGCAGATATATCATCATCAGAATCTACAATCGGCTCTTTAGCGACTTTAATTAACTCTTCTACTGCTCTCCGCCCAGCTTGGATTATACTCTTCTTCGTCTCCTTTGTATTCATATTCAATTGTAATAAAATTATTCATAACTCTATATAACCTTTCTCCATCCACAACAAACTCAAACTCACTACTAGGTCTAAAACCTACTAACTGTGTAGGTAAAAAAGTACCGTCAGAGTATTTAACTATACCAACTAACGGTCTTTCTTTTAACGTAGAGTATTTATCTATATTTCTTAAAGGCTTAACAAAGGTATAACCACTTGTGCATTCCCACCTAGCATCTTTATACATAAATATTTGATCTGGCCCGGCAAGGTATTCATCTTCGTTTAAAAAACCTCTACTGTTTTTTTCTACACCTTTAACGTTATGCCAACGCCTAAATATGTTATGATGAACTATTATTTCTTGACCCTTCTGTAAGTTGTGTACGTTATCAATAGGAGTAGAGACAACAACAGCTTTACGATTAATATATCCATGATTAAATATCTCAGTATTAACTATTAAACTTTTGCCATCAGCTACTTCTACAGAATTATTATATCTTCTACCTAAAGGTTTTATTACATAGTCATATACTGGTCTCATTAATAGTTAAGATCATATTCGACAGATATTGCCATGTTCTTATTAAAATCTTTCCAAGGTATTACTATATCTTGTTTGCGAATATATATAGAGTACTTTTCTTCTTCTTCTAGTATGTCGCATATTGTGTGACCACCATAGACGTCTTGACCAACTGAATAATGCATTGAATCATTTTTATAGTCTTTGCCTATAGTGATTTTTCTAATTACGTGGCTGTCCATTTTCAGTGGGATAATTAATAGTACCATCAGCTAGGTTTATATCGAAAGTACCATATTTTTTACTAAATTCACTTTGAGCTTCCGCTATCTGCTTTTGTACACTAGCATGTTTGTGTACTAGCTCGTGCTTCTGAGTTTCAACAGCTCCTATTTTAAATTGAATAGCATTATTTTGATCTACTATTGCTTGTAGGTTTTTTAACTCTTCCTCAGTAATTTTTTCTGCCTTTGGTTTTAAGTCAATAACTTTTTCTTTTGTTGCCATAATAAAATTAAATTTACTTTTTTGTTTTTTCTAATGATCGCCCTCCGAAGTAAGCACCAATCACTGTTATTAATACTAATTGTAATAAGTCAGTCCATTTTTTCTCTACTTCAAAAGCTATAACACCAGCGTCAATAAATATCATTAACACTGTTGATACAACTAGAAATATGAGAACTAATGGCCTAACATTCTTCGATAACCAAGAGTCTGACTTCATATCAGCTTCCCATCTGTTGGTTACTTGCTTTTGTAATTCTAACTCATGGTTAGATATTAATTCTTTAATCTTTTGTTGAGCTGCTAACTTTTCTTCTTTAGTTGTTGTTAAATTATCTAAAACTCCCCCTACATCTTTAATAAGTTTACCAGCTCCACCAGAAAGTACTTTTTGTAATATTCCCATTATTCATTGTCTCTTGCCCTCTTCTCCCAAGGAAAGCTCATACTACCCTCTTCGTGCCATTTACCATTGTACTTAATCTTACCATCTTTTCTATGATAAGTCTTACCATTATATCTAACGTAGTCATCTCCATAAGACAGCTTACCTGACTTCATGTCTTTAATATGCTGCATTTCATGATTAATAACTCTTTTCTCTAGTGCGCTACCTTTCTTAACGGACTTGTCTATATCTATAGATCCGTCGTCATTAGCTTTACCCATAACACCAGTCTCTAGCTTTTTTCTAAATATAGGTGTGTTTTTAGAGTTTCTAATCTGTCTACGCTCTTTACCTAATTTAAAACCCATTACGCCATTTGTGATTTTGGTTGTTTATTTATTTTGTTTGAAGCTTTGTCTTCGTCTTTTGTATATGAGCTAGCTACTTTCTTTTCAACCTTTTTAACACCTTTCTTAGTGGCAGCTTTTTTTACAGCTTTACCTACACTAGCTGTTGCGTCTCCAGCGTAATACTCTTTAAAGCCCTCACCTTTACCTTTAAGTACGTCTCCAGCATCTGAAACACTTTTCTTAACGTAGTCTTTACTTTTAGTAGCTAAGTTCTTAGTCGCGTCTAAAGCTCCTTTTGCTTTAGTTTTAGCTTGAGTACCTTTCTTTATAAGCTTAGCGGCATCAGCTGCTTTGTCAATTGTTTTAGCTCCTTTAGCTGCAGCTATACCGGCTTTAGCTAGCTTAGCACCACCAACGGCTAAACCAGCGCCTGGTATAGCAGCGGCCATGTTTATAGCCATATTAGCCCCATGCTCTTTAACACCAGCCTCATCACCAGTTGCTTTAGCATACGCCGCCCTACCACCTGATAACGCTACGTTAGCTAAATCAGCAACATTACCCAAACCAGGTACCATACCAGCGGCTGTTAAACCAGTTGAAACATTGTCAAGCACACCACTCCAAGACCAATGTAACGGCGATGAGTCGTGTTGAGATTTGTTTCGTCTAGAATGTGGTACACCAGCTGAACGAACTGCGTGACCCGCTTTTTTATTATAAGCCATTATCTGTCTTTGTCTTTAATCATATCATCTATAGCCTTATTCATAACTTTATCAGTATATGATTTGTTCTTATAGTAAGGATTTGTTATTGCAACAGGTATATCCTCTTCTCCAAGTAGAATTCTATATATCCTACTTATCATATGATTACACTTAAATGACGTTTTGTAAACAGCGTACTTCATTGTCGTACGATTTCTCTCTCGCCAAACATCTATCCAACCGTTTCTACGTAGCCTCTCCCATCTATGTTTATCCCAAGAGTATGCGTATATCCCATTTATAAATTCATCTCTAGTAAACCTACCTAAACAGTTTAAATATATTAAAAGCTCTAAGTCAGCATCTTTTATGTTGTTAGTCTTACATATCCACTTTCTAACTATCCTATAATACTTAAACAGTTGTATTTGCTTTATGTCATCAGCTGTTATTTTCCTCATCTACTAATACTACATCTCTTAAACGTATTACTCTATACATAAAATCTTCGTAAGCTATATCGTGACCAGCATGAGCATCGTACATTACTAAAGTGTTTTCTTTAATTACACTAGCCATTTCACCAACAGATACTACTTTAGCCTTTTTATATCTATTATCAGTGTCTGTAGAGTCTGTAAGTAGAAGACCACCTGACGTAGTCTTCTGCTCTTTTATTTTTTCTACAACTATATAATCATTAACTGCCTTCATTTACTCTTACATTTGAAATTACACAATCAGCTGACATGATAGTCAATGCTACAGACACGGCGTTTTTCAATGCAGTCTTAGTTACGAGCACTGGATCTACAATACCACTATCAACCATATTAACACACTTACCGGTTATAGCATCAACACCCACACCGATGTCACAGTCTTCTTTACATGTAAATCCTGAGTTAGCCAATATAGTATCATATGGCGATCTTATAGCCTCAAGCAGTATACTACCAGCCTTGCTGGTCAAAATTTTTTCCGATGCGTTAAGTAATGCAACACCTCCGCCCGGGACAATACCTTCTTGCAATGCTGCTTTAGTAGCATATATAGCGTCTTCAACACGATCTTTCTTTTCTTTAAGTTCAACTTTAGAGTCAGCACCAACCTTGATAACACCTACGCTACCAGATAATGTGGCTAACCTATCTTCTAGTTTCTTTTTAATAAAACCATTTTTTTCTTCTGCTATTTTGTTTTTAACCTCTACTATACGTTGCAGAACTTCGTTAGTAGTACAATCCATAGTTATAGTAGTGCTCTTATCATCAGTAACAGCAAACTCAACTTCGCCTAAATGTTCTGGTGTTATTAAGTCTAGATCATCACCTAGCTCTTCATTTATAACAGTACAACCAGTTAGTATAGCCAAATCCTCTATAGCGTCTTTTTTAGTAGGACCAAAACCAGGTGGGTCAATTATATTGA